TCAGCATGTTTTCCTGGCAACGATTAAAACTGACCACAGATCGTCCTGACGATCTTCATAGCGGCGAAGGGTCAGTATCTGGGATGACGTCACCGGCTGGGACCCTTCGCGCCGCAGGTTCTCCAGCAGGGTGATGGTGGGAATAAACGTGTACTTTTCACTCCTGGAAGCATGTTTGTTCTCTCCGAAGACGCTGGGGACATGCTGCATGAGCTCTTCACGGGTTAAGGGGCGGTCGCGGCGAATCTGGTTAATACGGCCAAAGCTGCTGGCTAATCGCATAATAAAAACTCCTGTGGGGTTAACGACATAAAAAGCAGACAGGCCACGCTCCCGACAGGAAGCCTGGCCTGGTTTGATGAACGTTGTATTGATTGATGGGTTGAGGAATAAACGGGTATTGCTGAAAATGCTGCCGGGAAGATGGAAGCCCCTTTCAGAGTGGTTGTGGCAGGTTTTTCAGAAACGTAGCAACGGTGATTTTGCTAGTGTTCTGGGTGGAAACGACATCCATCTCTAAATTTAACAATCTAAGAAATACATTTGTCTGGTTAATTGGATGAAATCACATTATTCAGCTATGAGGTTGGGATAATGCGATAAATTCACGTAACTGGAGAAATAACATGGAGTTTTTCAGGAAAACGGCACTGGCAGCACTGGTAATGGGTTTCAGCGGTGCAGCGCTCGCCTTACCGAACGTTACCATTTTAGCGACCGGCGGGACGATTGCCGGTGGTGGTGACTCCGCAACCAAGTCTAACTATACGGCGGGCAAAGTTGGCGTAGAGAATCTGGTCAAAGCCGTTCCTCAACTTAAGGATATCGCTAACGTGAAGGGTGAGCAGGTCGTCAATATCGGTTCGCAGGATATGAACGACGACGTCTGGTTAACCCTGGCGAAAAAGATCAATAACGAGTGTGACAGCACCGACGGCTTCGTGATTACCCACGGTACCGACACCATGGAAGAGACCGCTTACTTCCTCGATCTGACCGTGAAGTGCAACAAGCCGGTGGTGCTGGTTGGCGCAATGCGTCCGTCTACCGGGATGAGCGCAGACGGTCCGTTCAACCTCTATAACGCGGTGGTGACCGCGGCGGATAAAGCCTCTGCCAGCCGTGGCGTGCTGGTGGTGATGAATGACACCGTGCTTGACGGGCGCGACGTGACCAAAACCAACACCACCGATGTGGCGACCTTCAAATCCGTAAACTACGGACCGCTGGGCTACATTCATAACGGCAATATCGACTACCAGCGTACGCCTGCGCGTAAGCACACCACCTCCACGCCGTTCGACGTTTCTAAGCTGAATGAACTGCCGAAGGTCGGTATCGTCTATAACTACGCGAATGCTTCAGATCTGCCGGCAAAAGCACTGGTGGATGCGGGTTATGATGGGATAGTGAGCGCGGGTGTGGGTAACGGCAACCTGTACAAAACGGTCTTCGATACGCTGGCAACCGCAGCGCATAAAGGGACTGTTGTGGTGCGTTCTTCCCGCGTACCGACTGGTTCAACCACGCAGGATGCTGAAATCGATGATGCGAAGTACGGTTTCGTTGCCTCTGGTTCCCTGAACCCACAGAAGGCACGCGTACTGCTGCAACTGGCGCTGACGCAGACTAAAGATCCGAAACAGATCCAGACGATGTTTAATCAGTTTTAATCGCTGAAGGCGGCTGCGCTTATCACTCTGATTTTCAGGTCTGATAAGCGCAGCGCCATCAGGCAGTTTGCTGGATGGCTTTATCCAGCAAATGCATTTACGATCTTATTCGGTGAGAAACAGTTCAGGCAGCGAGTTTAAAAACAGTTTTCCGTGCTGGTTGATCTGCCAGTGCGTCTCACTCTCGGTCAGATCCCCCTGAGCAATGGCCTCATCAAGCGGCTGACGAATCACCGTCTCCGACAACCCCGTATATTGCGTAAATTCAGCCACACGGAGCCGCTTCCGGCAGACGGAATCGGTTCATGAAAAATTCAAACGGTTTATCGACCTGCTCCACATCGAGCTGGCTTTCCAGATGATGCCCCCTGCATATAGCCACGCGGATGGCGCGTTTTGGTGGTGCGCAGGATGCGGCCATCGGGGAACGTGACTTTACCATACGCGCCGCAGCTGATGCCGGGATAATCGCCAAAGCGCCACTAGTTGAGGTTGTGCTGACACTGTTTGTCTGGTCCGGCATACATGCGCCCCGGTGTGGAGATGAACGGCGAGCGGGTGACTAAGGTCAGTCTGAACAATGACACGATGGCCATCACCTGGACGCCGCGCAACAAAGCCACCGGCACGCCCTTGCAGAAAACCCCGGCACAGCGACAGATGGAGAGCCATTTCCCGGAGCTGGCCAGCGGCAACCACCTGCCCAAGTTTGTGCGGGTAGTTGCTGCCAGTGAGCCGGTCAGCAGCGGTAACTTTGCCGATCCGTTCCGCCCGCGTTACGCCGTGGATGTGCAGCTTCTTGACGCGAACGGCAACCCGGACGGCAGCACACCGGTGTATTCCGCCGTACCGCTGCCGGTGCCGATGGCTGGTAATGACTCCGGCCTGTTTCAGTTTCCGCCCGAAGGCACACTGGTTGAAGTGGGGTTTACGGGCGGCAGGCCGGACAAGCCGTTTGTGCGCCAGACCGTGGCGGACGGCACAAGCCTGCCGGATGTGAAACCGGGCGAGCAGCTACAACAGCAGCGCGCCGAAGTGTCGCAGCGGGTGACGCAGGGTGGCGACTGGGAACGCCAGACCGACCAGGCTATCCGCGAAACCTCCATGACCCGCCGTGTGACCGCCGATACCGAAACCCGCGAAATGGTGACGCGCGACACCACTATAAAAGCCACGGATAAAACCACCGTGCTGGGAACGGCCACGCTGATGGCCGGGCATATTCAGCAGGTGACCACCGGCGATTATGCGATGGCCACCGGGGGAAACTACCAGGCCCATGTGAAAGGGGATGCACAAACCGATATCAGCGGCCAGCAGTCCACGACCGTGGCCGGTAATATCTCCGTGGAAACCGCCGGGGCGCTGACAGAGAAAATCGCCGCACTGCGTAAATCGGTGGCCGCTGGCCAGCAGGTCATTGGCCAGACGGTGCATATTGGCAGCGAGAGTGTTAACACGCTGGCCATGATGCTGGACACCATTGATTTACTGGCCGAACTGGCGCAGCAGTGTGCCAGCCATGCGCACCCGGACACCGGCACACCCACCAATGCCAGCGTCTTTACGCAGACGGCCACGAAGGCGGGGCAGACCCGCAGCAAGTACCAGCAGATTATTGCCTGATCCCTTCCACCCGGCCCGCATAACGCGGGCTTTTTTATGCCCCTTCACCAGACGCGCTGTAACGCATTGTGAGCGCATCAGTCCGACAACCATCACACCGCAACCCTTAAAACAGATCGCACCCGCCCCGACTGACTGGCGCAGCAACACACAGACAAAATAAACATGTCGCAGACAAAAACGGCACTACACCGCACCCGCCTGCGGGTTTTGGATCGGGGAAATTTTTCAGTTTTCTTTTTCTACAAAACAGACCGCCAGCGCGCGCCACGGCTGGCGGCTTACGCGAATTCCCAAACTGAAAAGATTGAAAGGAATTTCAGTGTTTTTCAGTTTTAAGTATCAAAAATGGATCTAATAAAATTATAACCCTAAGATATATATAATAATTTTTTGCTTTATGTCATTCGAATGGCTGTGTAAATACTGGAGGGAATAATGCCTTAGTAAGAGAAAAACCTGATACGGCAATGGCTGTAGGGGAATGTCGGTCTCTGGAGAGACTGAAAAAGCTAACTGGAAAATCATTAATCGATTGATTATTCTTTGCGCTATAAATTGTATATGGCTGAAGGTTAGATTATGGGGCACTTTTACCGTTTTAGACGTTGTAGCGCTTTGCTTGGTGAATGGAAAGAACTTGACACTCAGACAATATTTTTTGCTGAACCCAATTCTCTAAATGATCCAATGGAAGGGTATCGCGATATATTGTGGAAAGGAGATTTTGTAGTATGGATTAATTTATTTAAAAATTACTTGTTTTGCTTGGAACGCGTGTTTTGTCTTTATAAAATTGGTGGGGATGATTTCGAAATTAAGGATGAAAATATTCCCGTTTTTTCAGGGGTTGATGATCTTCCTACACTATCATATAAAAAAAGGTTTTTAAAAATAAGTAATGCATTTATTAGCCATAAGGTTGTTATCAGGATGGCAAATGAATTGGCTAAGCGTAAATACCCAGTGCGTAGAGATGAACTTATTTTTCATCTTACATACTTGCAATTTATAGCTTTAAATATAATAGATGAAATTAATGACGAGTTCGGACTTGGTCGCTTATTTGATAGTGCAGCATTTGACAGCTTCTCTGCTGCTGAAGAAGCTATAATTAAGTTATTGGATGAAGGTCTTATAACAAATGTTGATTATGTTGTAGAACATAATGAAGGCGGTGCCGAAATTATAGATGCACTAATGAAAAAAAGATACGCCATGCAAATGGAAATGGGGATTCTTCGAAAGGTCGATGGGTCACTAAAAAATGCAACTCATAATAAAGATATGATTTTTCTTGATTTTAATCGTCGCTATTTATCTCAGCTTGAGCATCTTTTATTTCCAAAATGGTATACCGCTTGTTTTATGACTGAATGTAAGGATTCTGCTGTATGGGGACATTATGGCGACAATCATGCGGGCGTATGTTTAATATTTGAGTCTGAAGAGATAAATGGGTTTGATAATATTAGTTTGAATCATGCAGTCGGATTAGGAATGGATGGTGAGATATATGAATTTTCCCCTTGTCAATTTCACCCTGTTGATTATATTTCAGGTGTGGTGGCTGTTGATTTCTTTAGTATGTTAGGCCGACTTCCTATTCCTAAACTGAATGCGGAATGGTACACGTTTAAGAAAGAACGAAGTGTTTGTTCGCGAGAAATGAATGCTAATGCTGCAGCATGGAGAGAGAAGTATTGGGCTTCATTCATTAATGATATTACAAGAAAAACCCATCATTGGGCATATGAGAATGAATATAGGGTTATAATTTTTGATGGTTTGATTGATTATAGTTCTCCTAAGAAAAGGGCCTTGAAATATAATTTCTCATCTTTAAAAGGGTTGATATTTGGCATGAATACTAAGGCGGAGGATAAAATCAGTATTGTACAAATTATTAAGGATAAATGTAGGGAGAATAACATTAATGATTTTAAATTTTACCAAGCTTATTACGATCCAAAGACAAAATGCATTGAACATGGTTCTTTGGGGTCGCTTGACGATTTTGTACAAGCTGATCGAATTTAATGATGAGTCAGAGATGCTTCTGCGGCCTGACTGACGCTTTACGCCTTTTGCAAATAGGTACACCAAGCAATCTGATACAGGAGGCTTCAGTTGGACATCCTACTCCTAACTTAACACTAGTTAATTGATACGACATAAGGGAGAGAAGGCTATCTGCTGTAACGCTTTCATAAAAACTATCTCTCTCAATATTATCCTTAAAGTTTGAAGTATCTGCATTGTTAATTTTATCGTAAAAAAGTTAGTACCTGGTCTAACGGGTGGTCTGTGCAAACAAGCTAGTGCGCCACTTGGGCGGTATATATCATCAGATACAAAAAATCTTTGCAGAATCGTTGTAGATTATATGATTTTAAATATAGATTTTGATTTTCTCCGCTTGGTATGAACCAGCGACCATGGTTAATGCCTTTCTACCTAGTCAGCAATCTTCTGTCGCCACTTTGTCGCCAACGGTAAACAAAAAGGGGCTACGTTTTCACGTAACCCCTTGTTTTATTTGGTGCTGGCGGAGTCTGAATAAATTCGCTAATTAATTGAATTAATTCGTTTTTAGTGAATTCAACTTTCAATTGTGTACCTAAACGTGTACCAATTATTGAATGTCATTGCGATCTTGCCTGTCTAAAATCGTCGATTGTTCTTACAAGTGAGCATTCTTCTGTATCAACAACGGCAGGAGAAAAAGTTTTTTTGTGTTTTACTGTACATACTGTTCACTAAGTGTTTTTTTAATTTATTTTCATAGTGTTAGCGTGTGAATGCTCAGTGAACAGTGAACACTTTACTGTTCACCTCTACAGGCTTAGAGATGCAGACGTTATCGTCTGCTGGTAGCGAATGGAGGACATAACGCATTGCTTAGTAGCCTAACGAAGCATAGCAAGCTTATGGTAAGTCCGTGAAACAAATCACAAGCATGTACTCATAGTTGGAACCCAGTACAGCAACTTGTTATATGCTCAGTTTTTCTGCAAAGAACTCAATAATTCTATCAATATCCCTAGAAAACATCATGATCTCAGAATCAGTAAAATGTTGTTCAGTTTCATGAACCATTATATTTCTTACTTTGTTGAGAGTCTTAATTTCTTTGTAAGTTTTAGAATCAATAATACCATGTTTTATTAGAGCTTCTTGGTTCTTGTAGAGCATTGACTTTTCTCGCTTAGATAATTGATTGGGTAATATTTCTTTCGCGATTAAGATCTCAATGATTAGAGATTCGAGAATTTTCCACTTTTGTATAAAGTTACCAAACACAATACTTGCATTACTTGCTGCGATTTCAGCGAGATCTTCTTTTTCATCATCATTAACAGTTATTTTATCCAAGGATTGGATTGCGGCTAGTAATTTAGATTTGACTTCGTTCACAAGCCTTTCTGTTTGTTCATAGTCTGGTTTTGTAAAAGTGTTGTTATGAGCGATCTTACATCTAAGTTTGTATAATTTCTCCCATCTAACTTTCAAATATGATCCTTCACAATCAACATAGGATTGAAAATATCGCTCCCAATTTGATTTTGGAATGAAGTCATGAATTTCATTAACATGAACTGTATCAGTATCAATCTCAGATATTTTTTTTATGAGAGCTGTTATGTCGAGCGTTCTATACTCATCAAAGAGGAAGTTCGATAGCTGAATGAAATCTGTTTCGTAAAGATAGTTAATATTATCTATATTTTCTGTTCGTGATGATTTCTTAAGTTCTTCAGGCACGGTTTCCTTGGTCCAACCGAGACCGACATTAGTAAGCATAAATTTAGTTATTAACTTACGCATCGAGTTTTCTATTTCGTAGATCATCGGATAACTACGCGAAGAATAGTAGAAACTAATGTCATCCCAGAGGGTCTGAACACTGTTTTTACTATTCATATGTAGTAGTTTCTTTATTGATCTGCAAAGATCTGAAAATTCTAATAGGTCTTTTTCTTCACAAGCTAACTTAATGTGAAAGAATTTGTTATTTTTATTGGAATTTTCTCCCTCTTGCAGTTCATAATCTATGGAAATATTACGGAATTTTATTTTAGAGTTGCTGATGTTAATTTCAGAGTCAGATTGCAGAAAGTTCTTAAATGATTTAGAACTTCTACAGAAAGTGCTCTCTGAATCGATTATTACCAAATACTCGACTTTCAAAGAATTCTCCCCCTGTAAGGTAAATGAAACACGGTTCTCTTGAGCAAACCGAAGCACAGTGTAGATTTGTCCCTGGCAACGCTTTGTGAAAGCTAGCGTTCTCCATTACATGCTATGTTCCCAAGGTTCTTCTCAATATTTCGTCCAGAAGGAAATGCTGTAAACCCTGGGCGTCTTATGTTACGTCTACTTTCATGGTAAAAAACCGAAAGAATACCAGTGAGAATGAATTGTAATCCAAAGTGAGACTCACCTTCAGCGTGAACAAGGCTAATAAAATGCGCATTCGTTACTTTATCACCGTCTGGCCTTCGCTTAAACAGACTCCACTCACTAAGAGAGCCAATATAGCCAATTAGCTCATCAAATGTCGGTTTATCACTAGATTTATAGGCTTCGACGACTTTATTAAATATCCAGTCTTGACTTTCTACCGTCTTTTTCTCGATGTTTGATTTCATCGTTACTAAAGCAAGGTAGGGCCCTCTAACTTTGTCGTCTGGGTCATTAGAGTTCAGTGTCTTGCATAATTTCGAAGCATGCCATAAAGCCTGGCACTCTTTTACAATGTCCCCATCGTTAAGATGCTTTTTTACTGAAATTATTGCCACAACTCCCTCAGGAGGAACAATTGAACTGTTTCCAAATCTTTGAAATATTGGGTATCTTTCTGAGTCGTAGACAATCATATCTAATTGAGATGAACTTGTATCGACTTCATCTCTGCGTTCTTTTCCTGTAGTGCCAGTTTTTACTGCAGGCCGAAGAATGAACCCAGTAAGGATCTCTAATCCTTTAGGAAGATATTTTGAAAAATACTCGCGTAATAGCTCCTCAACGAATCTACCATCTTCACCACGATGTGCAGACCCTTGATACTCTTGAGACGGGATAAGAGTTTCAAATTGTCTGTACGTTGCAATAAGCGCATCTACTTCTTGTGACCAATAATCTTGAAGTCTTTTTCCGTCCATATATCCCCTGAATTTCTATTATTGATCTTACAGTTGTATTGTTCCTGCTCGCTTTCTCTGGGTTAACCAGATGAGTAACGGGGGTTAATTTTTTGATAAAAAATTATTGCAAAAGCTGCCACTAGCTCACGCCAAAAAAGTGCTGGTAATTTATTACTTTTACTGGCCTCTCAATTTAGGTTTATCTACACTAAACGTATAAATTAGAGTCTTTTACCTTCTTCAGCAACAAATAAATTTGCTTATTGATTTGCTCAAAGAGTACCTGTGTATGGGGAAGCAAATTACACTGTGTGTTTTCCACATTTACAAGCAATGTCTGTTTTTGGCTCTGAGCGGTCTGAGAACTTTGGAGGGTAAAAGTTTTTCTGGAAAACTGTTCAAACTTTTCACACGGTGTTTTTATTTTTTATTTCATTGGGTTAGTAAATGAATGCTAGATAAACAGTGAACACTTTGCTTTTCACTCTTGGTGTGCGGAGATAAAAAAAGACCGGCAATCGCCGGTCTGTGTTGGTTATTTTGTTGCGGGTTCGTCGCACTTCGGCAGCCAGTCGCCGTTGCTTTCCTCTTTCAGCGTCAGGTTAGTCTGCATCCCCTGATTTGTTCGCCGCCTGTCATAGTTCAGGCCGTACTCTTTCAGCATGGCCGGTAACCCCTTTCCGAACGAGGTCAGGCTGAGCGTGTTTTTGTAACCGTGAGCCTCCATGTAGACCAGATAGGCGTGATAAAGATACTGGCGAGGCTGGCGCGGAACGATGTTCGCATTTCCCATAAACATGCCGTCAGGTTCCGGGCGCTCCTGTAAATAACCGCAGAAGTCAAAAGCCGGGTCGGCGTCGCGCTTGATGCTGAGCGCCTCGCCGGAGTTCTGCTGCGACTGGAGCAGTGCGCGGGCGGTCATCGGGTCGCTGAACCGCTGCATAAGCTGGCGCACAATGACGGCCAGCTCGCGGGCGATTTTGTCCTTCAGGTGCGGGTCGCGCTCCTCCGGGGCAATCTGTTCCGGGAAGTGCAGGATAACCCGGCGACGGGAGACGCCACCGCTGCGGTCGGTGAAGCGCATCGGGTTATTGTTCACGGCCAGAATCACCGCCGGAATGTGTGTCGAATAGGCATCGCGGTATTTCGGGTCAACCGACACCGCATCGCCGCCAGTAATGGCCTTGAGCCCCGCGCCGTCACCGCTCCATTTCTCCTGGTCGGGCAGGCGAATCAGCGAGAAGCCAGTCAGGGATGCACGCTTGCGCGGGTCTTCCAGTGTGTCGATATCGGCTGATGTGGCGTTATCTTCCCCTGCGAGCAGGGTCGCAATTTCAGCCAGAATACTTTTACCACTACCACCCGGACCGGTGACTTCGAGAAAGAGCTGCCAGTCGTAGCGGTTCGCCAGCACCATAAACAGCGCGGCGAGTATCACGTCGCGTTTGTCGGCGCGGCCACCGGCGGCGCGGTCGAGCCAGTACCAGAAATGCGGGGCATGCGTTTCCAGCGTTTCTCCCGCCACCGGCGGGGTAAAATCCACCTCGCACAGGGTGCGCAGCCAGTGGGATTTGTGGTGCGGGCTGAATGTGCCGCTCGCGGTATCGAGCACGCCGTTACGAAAGCCAATCAGCCGCCGCGCCGGAGCGCCCTGTTGCGGGACAATCAGTTTCAGGGTCTCCACCACCGACGCAATTTTGCCTGATGAGAAGGGCGCGCGCAGGCGCTGAAAGAGTGCTGCCACATCGCGGGAGAAGTCAGCAGGGGAAATCACTTTCCAGGCTCCGGCTTCATAGCGGGAAAGCAGTTGCCCGTTCGGGTCAACCGCCAGCGCCTCGCCGTAATGCTCATGTACGCGCATGGCCTTTTCGCTGGTGCTCATGGCGGTGAATTCCGCCTCGCTCATGGTGTCAAACGGGCTGGCGACAGGCGGCTTAATGGCATCGTAAAGCGCCCGGCGCGTGGCGTCCTCACCATTCAGGATAAATGCATCATTCCAGTCACCGAACACCGGCGGCAGGGCAACCACACCGGCGCAGGCATCTGCCGCCACAGTGGCTTTTGTCTGGCCGTCGCCGCTCAGGTCACGGTCGGCCGCGAGGACAATCTGACAGCCAGGATGCCGGCGGCGGGTAAGGCTCGCCAGAGAAAGGAGGTTCACGGACGACAGCGCGACCATCACGGTTTCTCCGGTCAGGTGATGCACGGTCAGCGCCGTGGCGTACCCTTCTGCTATCCACAGACGTTTTCCCGCCTGTTTCTGCCCTTCGATGGTGTGGCATGCCCCTTTCACCTGGCCGCCTTTCAGGGTGCGCTTGTCGCCGTCAGCGTTAATAAGCTGGAGATTAACCAGCGCGCCGGTGTCGTCATACAGCGGGACAACCACATCCCCGGCGCGGTAGGTCACGCCACCGCTTTTATGCGTGGTGGTGAGCGTCAGGCATTCGAAGCCGGGGAAGCCCTTGCGGGTCAGATAGCTATTACCAGTAGCTGAGCGGCTTTTCGCCAGCAGACTGGCCGCCAGCTCGGCGGCCTCCCTGCGGCTGGCTTCGGTTTCTGCCGTATCAGCAGCAATTACCTTCGGGGCAACCGGCGGCAGGTTGCCGGTCACGGCGTTCACCCGGTCGGCGGCTTCGCTGACCGTCACGCCCAGCGCCTTTTCAACCAGGCTCAGGCCGTCACCCGCGCCGCACTGGTTGCAGAACCACGTCCCGCGCCCCTCTTTATCGTCAAAGCGGAAGCGGTCAGCACCGCCACACACCGGGCAGGGCTGATGCCGGTTTTTAATGACCTTCACACCCAGCGCCGGGAGAATGCGCGGCCAGTGGCCGCACGCCTGTTTCACGATTTCCGTTACGTTCATTTTCATTATTTTTCCTCAGTGCACGACCGGCGCGGTGATATGGCGGGCGCATAACTCTTCCATCACGGCCAGGCCCAGAAAGGAGAGCGACGGCGCGGTTTTAAGCGGTGCGGCATTCATTAAATCTTCCAGCAGTGCACAGGCAATCTGGCGGCCTTTTTCCTCGCCGTGCTGGCGCAGATAAAACCCTTCCAGCTCGGCGGCGATGGCGGATTCCAGCGCATCAAGCGTCAGATGTGGATAGCGGTGCTGGCGCTGACACAGGGTCAGCCAGGCACAGGCCACGGCGCGGCGGTAAAGTGCAGCGCGCAGGGCGGGCGGTAACGGCTGTTTCATACCTTTTCCTCCCCGTCGAGCCAGCGCCGGTTGCAGCGTTCTATCACGGCATCGAGCTGATCCGTCATCAGGTAAATCAGGGAAATGAGTTGCAGACGCTCAGCCGGATCGCGGCGGAGTATCACGCTGTCCTGTTCCGCTGCCAGCTCGCCTACCAGATGGCCGATATTGCGCAGGTGCTCAAGATATCTGAGATCGTCAAGGGTGAGGATGGAGTGACTCATGCGCGCACCTCCGCAACCGGCAGGCGACCGGCAAACGAGAGAACATAATCGCGAACGAGGGAACGGCGCGCAGTGCACTCGTCTCCGGCAACGGTGCGGAGCATACAGATACGGGGCTTGCGGTCTGCACGACGAACGGCGGCAAACACAAAGACAAACTGCGGGTGTGACGGGGTGAGGGTCGTAGCCATAAAGGCATTCTCCAATAAGTAGCGGTTAGTGCTACCACCGGAAACGCCAATTTCACTGGTGGCAGCCCGAACGGGGTTGGCGTAACCGGCCTTATTGGAAACCGGCCAGCCCGAAGGCTGCCCCGCCCGGACTGCCATTATCTGAATGAAACCATGGTGCAAAACTGGACACCACAGCCCGGAAAATGGGTGTGTCTGAGCCACGACATAAAAAAACACGCCTGGCGCGTGTTGTGTCGCCAATAAGTTACGCGGAACGCCAATTCCGGCTGCCGATTTTGCGACAGCGGGAAAACTATACCTGGTAATGCCGACAGGAAGCAAGCCAGAAAAAGGGGCGTTTTGCTGACCGGGCAACATCATGCATCACAGCCCCGGTTACGTGCCGCGATGCGGTCACTCATCCAGGCAGTAATTTCACTGTGCGCCCACGCCACGTTTTTACCGCCGAGAGAGATTTGTTTCGGGAAAGCCTCCCGGCTGATGAGGTCGTAAATGGTAGAGCGGGAAAGGCCGCATAAATGCATCACTTCCGGCAGACGTAAAAAGCGCTCCTGAATAACGTCAGAAACCGGCATTAATGGCGCGGCAGGGGCGGAAGACGGGGAAGAAAAAACTGTGTGCATCGGGCTACCTCATAATGTCCATACAGTGCCGGTCGTGTCTTTCCGGCTTCGGGTAGCTCTCTATTTTGTGAATATTTTTGCGTATTACAACAAGGGCACTCCTGGCTGTTTCCTGCAAGGTTGTCTGTTTAATAAGCAGCTTATTTTTCGGGTTTGCCTCTGTTTGCCAATAAATGTCAATGTTTGCCAATATAACCAGTAACTAAAATTGCAAACCTTTTTATCCGATTAATTAAGCTGATATTAAAAGGAAAAAACATCAGAAAAAAAATACTGCCGTACAGGAAGAAACATAAGAAGGTGAACACTAGTGAACAGTCGGTGAACACTTAATTTCTCAACTGTTCACCATTTAACTTACTGTATTACTTATTCTTTTATTTCTCAGTGAACAGAGTGAAGAGTTAATTACAGAAAAACAAACAGAAAGATGGTCTTACGGAGACCTCTTTCTGGCGAGCCGTTTTTTTCAGCGGGTTTCTGTACCATCCCGGCCACAACTGCAATCAGTCGTATCGTTGTGCAGGGCGCGGCAGAATGCGCTCAGGTTGACAACACAGAGAGCCCTGACATGAAAACTGAACTGATTACCGCCGTCATGAAAACCCTCGGCAGCACCCAGGACGCTAAAACCCGTACCGCTATCGACAGCGCCCTCGACGCCATGAATAAAAAGGCCAGCGAAGAGAGTGCAGTCGCTGTAAATCGTGCCGTTGAGACGTTCACTCAGGCAAAAGCCGCCCACACCGGCAATATGATGAAGCTGAACGACATCGGCGCGGCCATCACCCGCAGCGAAAAGGAACGAGAGAACGCCCTGACAGAAAGTGCCGAAGCGGAACAGAGCTGGCGCGAGCGTTTCCGCACCCTGCGCGGCGAAATGACCCCGGAGCTGAAAGCCGAACACGGCAGACGCATTGCCGGTCGGGAACTGGCGGAGGAGTTCACCGCCCTGATTGCGGAGCTGGAAACCGACAAATCCCGCGCCATGCTGGCCGCCTGCGCCTCCGGTGAAAAGTACGTGGAAGAACACCGGACAGCATTTGGCCTGTACGCTCAGAGCGAATGGGCTGACGCCATGAAGAGCATCAGCCCGGCGCTGGTCAGGGCATTCGCGCTGCGTCTGCGCGCGCTGGAAATGCAGCAGACGGAACGCCCGCTCAGTACCCTGATTCAGGAGCTCGGCGGCCATGTTTCCGTTCAGGCCGGGTTTTACACCTTCGATATGGACAGGGAGCCGGTACTTTCACAGCTTGGCCTGTACCGCCCGCCGCTGACCGGCGTGGATATGGCGCTGTATAAAAGCCCGGTGAAGCGAACATTGCTCGCCACACGACTGGCCGAGAAAAGAAAACAGGCGGAGGGCTAAGGCATGTTTCACTGTCCGTTTTGCAAACAGCCCGCGCATGCGCGCACCAGCCGCTATCTGACGGAAAACCTCAAACAGCGCTACCACCAGTGCACCAGTATTGAATGTTCGGCCACGTTCCGCACCACCGAGACACTCGACGGGGTGATACGCAAACCGGCGATGCCGGAAAATGCGGTTTTGCAGGCAGATATCCAGCCGCAATGATTCCCCGAAAGTTTCCCTATTTATGTGCACCGGTACTCGCTACCGGTTGCACTCTCAGCACCGCGAAAAAAGGCAAAAAAATCCCGTTATTTTTTCGAAAAATACCCTGCATGCATCAGGTGCATTTAACTGCATTTATTTTTCAGCCCATCAGAACCCCGCCCGCGCCAGTCCCGGCGCGGCCTGAGCTAGGTCATGCATCTGCATTTAAACTGCCCTGCAAAGCGGGCAGGCGAGGCGGGGAAAGCACTGCGCGCTAGGTTTAATAAATAATTAAGTTATTCGAGATTTTTGTTTCGAGCTGAAACGATGATAAGCAGGATTGCGCAAAAAAATCAGGCTAAATTAGGGGGATTGCTCCCCCCGTGGTGCATTAATTATTCCAATATATTGTTTATATCGCTGAATAACTTTTCAAAATTCGTCAGTGTCTTGTCGTCAATTGTTTTAGGTGGATTTGAACCAAATGTTGAAGCTACAAGGTAATGATTAAATCCACCTGAAGGCCGCAATGTAATGTTTTTCTCTTTAAGGTATCTATTAATCCGCTCTATAACTCTTGTGCCACTCGGTAAATCCGATGGTTTTATTTTTTCAGGGAGTTGTTTCTCAAATGCCTTGTTGAAATAATCAAGGTATATTTTTATCGAGAATAAATCCTCAATGTCACTTGGTTTATCTTTGTGTTCAGTGTACATGGATGTATTTTTAATTGATTTGGGATTTATTATCTTGTTTTTTATCATTTCATCAATCTTTTGATTGCTTTTTCCATCATAATCATGGAGTACTGCGATGTTAAGATTGTTAGCACCTAAAAGCGCAATGAAGGTGATTATTTTATCCAAGCCACCTGTTGGTACGATAGTTATTGAATCATTAAGTCCTGTTCGGTTTTTAGTCTCAAGAATAGAAGATAAGTGTTTTAGATAAATAAGTTCTGAAGGACCTTCGACTAAAAAGTTTCTTTTCGAGATAAATAGATTTTGTGCAATATCCCATCCAAGTGCAGCTTGAAGAGGGAAAATAGTCCTTGGATCGGTTCCCGAGAGGTTTTCGGATATCACTGTACCTATTTTATCTTTGTCTTCAACCATGCGAACCTGATTAAATCTATCCGAGTGAACCATAAATGGTGAATGAGTGGTATATATAACTTGATGGTTTTTAGAAAGATGGTCTATATATGTCAAAAAATCAGATTGTGCTAAAGCATGTAATGCTAATGCTGGTTCGTCAAGAAGTAAGATGAGTTTTCTATCCTCATCTGCCGCATTGAATTGATATTGAACACTGTCGAACCAAACTAAAAAGCTAAAGAACCAAATGAACCCGCGACTTCTTTTATCAAAAGGAGTTGTAACTCTATGTCTACTATTTTTTATCCTGAGATATATATTTGCTCCATCGTTGAAAGGGACTTCATCCTTAGGATCAGATTGAATATCCACAACAACTTCAATATTTTCATTCTGTTTCCAGAATTGCATTATTTGATCCGTTAAACTATTAGATACACCCTCAATTTTTGCTTTGAGGGATTCGTAACCATCAGTTTCTGAAAGTTCATCGATGCTTACATCTGCCATTCTTAACAGAGCTAAAATAGATTTGTGTTTAGGAGTTAACTGCGAAGGATCATTTTCAGATTGCTTATGCCGCCGGGCTAAATCTTTAATATTTAATTTTCCTGGCAAAATATCATAATCACTGAAGTATAATGTTTTAGGTAATCGCGCGTCTAAGGATTTAAATACTTCATATTGAGTAACGTTATCCCACGTGCTGGATTTAACTCTTGCAGTAAGTTGAGCATGTATTTTTTGCTCGTTATCATTTAAGTCTAAGCTATCTAAAATCTCAACAAGTTTCCTTATGGAGGCGGCTTCTTTTACCGACTGTATTGTATCTGATGTGAAGCCACTTGATTTTAGTAATTTTGAAATAATAGGCTTTTCATCTATGTAGATAGATATTGTGCGAGTGTTATTATAGTTTGTCGATATAGAATAGGTGAATCCAAATTCAAGATTTGTATTGTGCTTTTTATTAACAAGGTCTAAATCTTCCTGTTCTGGCATGTATGTAAGTGTGATAGCATTTTCCGGTTTTTCTGAATGGGTTTTATTATAACGTGTTAGATCTTTTCTGGGGTAATCCTCTATAACTTCATAACGTTCAGTATTTAAAGCGTCACACGCTTTATGTATACCTTGAAGAAAGACCGTCTTACCCGCCTCATTCATGCCAACTAATACAGTAACCTTAGGATCGATAGTACAGTTCTGAGCTGTGTTAATAGAGCGAAAAGGTCCAAGCTGAACATTCGTTAAAATCATAATCATTCCTTAGTTTGATATATAACTTAATTAAATGGTACTTGTTGGTTATTGCGTTTTATGAACAAAGTCTCCCCACCAATCCATGAGAGCCTTCCTTTGCTCTATGTAGGTGGTCCGGTTGTAGGCTCGTCTAACTTCATTTCTGTCCGAGTGAGCAAGTGCCGCTTCTATAAGGTCAGCGTTTAATCCCTTTTCATTCATTGCTGTACTCGCCATCGACCTTAAACCATGAGCAACTAATTTACCACCATAGCCAATTCGCTTTAAAGCTGCATTAGCTGTCTGGCTGTTCATGGGTTGTTTTGGATCATTTCTACTGGGAAAAACATGTTCACGGTGAGCACTGATTGGTTTCATCACCTCTAGAATCTCTAACGCCTGCGGTGATAAAGGAACAATGTGCTCGCGCTTAGCCTTCATCCGTTCGGGTGGAATTGTCCAGAGCTTTGCATCAAGATCTATCTCAGCCCATCGAGCACCAGAAGCCTCAGAGGGGCGAACAAGTGTTAAGAGTTGCCATTCAATCAGGCAACGAGTCGGAACGGATAAATTAGACATAACCAGAGAGCGCATTAGCTTTGGCAGTTCTTCTGGTCGCAATGTCGGCATGTTCTGCTTTTTGGGTTTTTCAAAGGCCATACCGACACCTGATGCCGGATTAGCATCAATCAGACCGGTATTAACTGCATAAATCATTATCTCATTAATGCGCTGTACCAAGCGGCGAACCGTCTCTAGCGCACCACGCGCTTTGATTGGCTCCAGGGCTTCAACAATTGTTCTGGCTTTAATCTCTTGAACAGGTATAGCTCCGATAGCTGGGAAAACGTCTTTGTCCAAAGAGCGCCAAATGTCTTTCGCATAGTCTTCTGTGACGCTCTTGCTTTTAATCTGGAACCAGTTAGCGGCCACAGTTGAGAAAATGCTGTCCAGCTCAATCTGGCGTTGTTCTGATGCTTGCTCTTGCTGCTGCTGTGGATCTGTGCCTTGCGCGAGTGTTGTCAAATGCTGGTCGCGCATCTGGCGAGCTGCTGCGAGCGTAAGGGCAGGGTATGAACCGAGACTTAGATTAGTTCGGCTGCTGCTTCCCGGTCGTTGATAACGGAAGCGCCACAGTTTTTTCCCAGAGGTTTTGACGAGCAGGAATAGGCCATCACCATCATGAAGCGTGAAGTCTTTTTCGCGGGGCTTAGCTTTGAGGATTTCGTTGTTAGTGAGGGGGCGTGTAATGCGCGCCATGTCTGGATCCCTTCCATAATTGGTACACGTTTAATGGACCACAGTATACCGTGTACCTAAACGTGTACCAATTTTCTCTGGATTTAGCCGGATGACCTCGGACGATTACAGACACAAAAAAGCCCGCAGGGCTTGTGCCGTGCGGGCTTTCAGGATTTCACCGGACGTATCCGGATCATGAAATGGTGGAGCTGGCGGGAGTTGAACCCGTGTCCGAAATTTTGCAACCAACTGAAAGAGAAGTATTTATTTTCAGTTATATTTTCTGCGGCTCCTTTACGGCTCCTTTCGTGTCCCGCCGCCGACCAGCCTTGGTCTTTTTTCTGTGTTGCCGTCGTACTCTTTTAAATACGATCCGTAATGCCTGAAAAGCATTTCTGGCCCCTTGTGCCCCATCTGGCCAGCGAGCCAGAAAAGGTTGGCGCCCTGGCTGATATGCCGGGTCGCGAATGTATGCCGGGTTTGATACGGATTTCGGTAACGTATACCGGCCTTCCGTAGAGTCGGCACCCATGCTTTTTTACGGATAGCGTCAGCGCTCGCCCAGGGTTTATTTGTTTTCGGATCCTCAAAAACTGTTTCGTCCTTCATGAAGGTGAAAGCTTTCTGTGATGCCAGCACCGCCATAGCCTGATCGTTAAGTTCAACCTTACGTGTTCCCGCCTTTGTTTTTGTTCCTTTGATCACCCCTACGACACTGGCGCTCTGAACGTGCGCCGTTTTCCCGATAAAATCGATGTCGCGCCAGCGCAAAGCGCAGAGTTCTGAACTCCGTAAACCGGTCTGAATAGCGAACATGAACAGGTTTTCCCACTGCTTGTTACCGGATGAAGAGAGAAGGGCATCCACTTCAGCAGGTGAAAGGGGATCGACTATATAGTCACTGTCTGAGTTGCCCTTATCGCTTTGATACCGGGAAGCGGTCACCAGCGATACCGGGTTAATCTGTAAGACGCCATCGGTCACCGCCTCATCAAGTGCAGAGCGCAAAAAAGAAAGCTGGTTTCTGATGGTCTTCAAAGTCGTTGTGCGGTTCTGGATCCAGGATTTCATTGCCGCCGGCGTCAGTTCACTTGCCGGAAATGAATGAAGATCACTCAAAGCACTGCGGCATTTTTTATAACCGCCAATAGTTGATGGCGATAACTTCCGTGTCTCGCATATTGACAGGTACTCATCAAGGTACATTTTAACTGTTTTACCAGTGGCGGCATTACCGAATATTTTCAGTCTTGCCGAACGTGGAAAATATTCGGCATAAATAAAAGATCCACGTTCGATTTTATTATGAATTTCGCCGAGCATTCTCTCGGCGTATTTCAGGTTTTTATTATTCACTTCCAGATTGGAAAGGGGCTCACGACATTTAACCCCTTTATAGGTGAAAGTAATATTGATCGTCTCTCCCTGGCTATGTTTCCTTACGGTCACACCACGCGGGAGCTTTGGCGATTCTGTCTTGCCCATTTAGTAACCTCACTAAGATCAATCCATCTTTCCTTTACACCTTCCACTTTCAAAACTTGGACACCCTCAAACCAAACGCCTCGCTGTAAACGTTTATTGATGGCCTCTGCTGTTTCTCCGGTTTCTTTGCAATACGTCGAGATGGGAACACAATCGAGGTTCAGCATAGATTCTCCACACCGGCTGCAACCGGCTAACTGATTTTATACGCGCAAGACGAACACCCGTCCCGGGTACCGTCGTTACATTTCACACAAATCGCTGGTTCGCTGGTGGGCTTTTCCACCAGGTTAAGGATTGGTGCCGGTACAGGAACGGGCATCGGCACGCGGATAATTTGTTGCCTGGCGTTGTCCAGCTCGCCCGCCAGTTCAAGAAGGCGGGCTTTGCAGTATTCGGCCTCTGCGCGCCACCATGCAACATCGTCTTTCAGTCGGCGCAGCCTCCGCTGTTTGAGTTTGCTGGGCATCAGGAATGCCCTCCTAGTACCCACTGATTACCAAAGTGAACATGAAACCGATGTCCGGTATCAGGAAGCAAAAGCGCGTCCACAACATCGCCAGTGTTCACAAAGTAATAATTGCTATCGGTGACATTGTTTATTAAAAATGCTTCGACCTCATGCGCACCCATCCCGCTGAGGATTTTCATCAGCTTCTTCGAGACAGGTCGAAAATCAGGAGCGACGCCAGCTAATCTGGCCGCCGCAAAGTTATGATGCCCATCCATTAAAATGGTGTATTGGGTACCGCGCAAAACAACAGGGAAGACGTTAACGACGAACCGCTTAAACTTCACAGCCCTTTCCACGACAATAGCCCGATTGAGATAGCGCTGGCTGCTGATGAGTCTGCCTTTAATCACCTCAAACCTCCTTGACAGGCGCAGGTATATTCTTTCCTTCCCATCTTATTGATCTAAAAATAATTTCTTTGAAATGTCATAGCAATCGTGAGGCATCTTTGCCGATGCCTTTCCATAATCAAAAGCAAGACCAAGTTTATGTATAGACTCTGCATCGCCGGAATATTTACCTGAAGTTTTGGCATATTTGTCTGCCAAATATTTTCCCCAGTCACCAGTTTCCCTTCCCATGTATCCATAAAAGCAAGCGTTATGAAGATCTGTAAAAAATTCCTTAGGGGATGATTTACCGTGATTCCACTTCAAAGAGCCATTTCTATCTCTTGACTGAGCGTCATCAAGAGACTCCTTACTCCAGCACAAACCAGTCCCTTCGTTGCCAAAGTTTTCGCTTTGCAAATATCCGTTCTCTCCTTTAGTCCATACACACCTCACGCCTGTTTGTTTATGCTCAGTAACGGCATAAGGTTTATTCAAATCCTTTATTATCTCTTTGAAGGTGTCTGCTCTGGTGGATGCACTGAAGGAAAGAAGCAGTATCCCAGGAATATAAAAATTAATTGTCATTTTCGATACGTCCTTTATGGAAAGATAGGGTTTTAACACAATGATAATGCTTTCATCATTATTCATACTCACCTGCGAGCCATTGCGCTTGAATAAAGTGTCCCGGAGTCGCTTTCTCTGCCGCGGTTTTCAATTTCAGCGCCATCTCGTCGTTGTTAGTCATGCGGCACCGCCTTCAGGAAAGTCGCCGAAATCATCTAGGTTTGTCTCATGGTCAAATTCAAACTCACCGATATCGACTACCTCAACATCGTGCGCATAAATATCCCCGCCGCCGTTTTCCAGAATTTCCAGAGCCTCTTCCTCAGTTTCAGCATCAACACGGAAAGTTTGCGAACCTTCGGCACGTTTCACTTCGGTGGTAAACAGAAAGCGTTTCATCGTCCTTCTCCTGAGTTGCCTTTCACCGCCTCGATAGCGAATTTTTGATAGTCTTCGCTGCCGGTTTCTTTGTGCTCAAGATTCCCCACGGCATTCGTGAAGAACTCTCCTTTAGGCAGAAACACGCGTGGGAACCGGCCATGCCACTTACCGGCGTTTTCAGTTGGTGCACCACCACGTAATGATGCCGGGCCGCAAGCCGAGCATAGGCGCATACCACGGCGCTCAGGCGCATATGACCAGTCGAATATTTCAGAAAAGAGTTTGAAGCCCTGAGACGACAGCGCTGTGTTTTCGCAGCATCCGCAATTTTCACACTGAAACAGGCTCACGATTGCACCCCCTTCACCTGGTCAAACTGGCGGGCGATAGCTGCGGCTTCTGGTGATGGTGCTGACTGGCTGCGGAGCTTGTCGATTTGCGCAGAAAAATCAGCGTTAACATCACTCTCGGTACGCAATGGTGTTAAATCAATTTCACCTTCTCGCGCGTCAATCACCCGCTGACCGAGCGGAGTTATGTGACGGACACGGCGAGCCCCTTTTCTGCAAAGGCCGATTTCAACCAAGCGATTCATTGCCTCTTCGCCGATGTCATACCCTTCGCCGTCTTCACACGTCTCATTGAAGCGAATCAGTGCGTCAAGGTCTCGCTCCTGAATTCGGGGCCAGGCATTCTCCGATGCCAACTGCTTAACCTGCTCGCGCGATTCACGGATCACTGCATACTGCACATCAAGGCGATCAGCCATATCGGACATTAACTTCGCTGCTGCTGGTGGCAGGGTAGGAGCCGTAACGCGGGCGGCCGCGATCAGCTCGTTGGCATTCAGGCGCATTTGCGGATCTCCGTCAGTTCGTTGAAGCGGTTCATGAACAGGGCATAAGCCTGACCAGGGCGAAGCGGGTAAACCTGAATGATGTCTGATTCCGGGATGCCTTCGAGTACCGACCAGCGAGTGCCGTCATCGATTTCAAGATCGCGGCGTTCGGTCGCCAGCATGGTCAGATCAGCACGCTTAACAACCGGGCTGTGATCACGAGGCAGGCTAAACTTTTGACGGATCAGATCATCAACCATCCGTTCCATATTGCGATAATCCGGCAGCAGCGCTTTCAGCGGCGCGGGCATGTCCTGCACATAGGCTTCTGCCGCGTCGTGCATTAGCGCTTCAAAGGCATACTCAACCGGTACAATCTGGCTACACAGCACTGAGTGTTGCTCGACTGAATAGAACTCAGGGACGTGTCCGGAAAAGCGGCAGATATTTGCAAGCGCATTGGCGATGTCTTCGATATCAATGTCGTCAGTGGTGGCTGCCAGATAGTCAAATTTCTTGCCGGTGTAGGTCTGAATAAAGGTTTCTTTCATTGCGTTGTATCTCCTGTGCGCGCTGCAACGCGCCGAATTTTGGTTGCAGGAATCCCTCGCCGGGTGGCGATAATTAAATTGATTTCGCTTCCATAAATGCCCCTCGGCGGGGCATTTGCAGCAGAGAAATTAAGCGCTGAAGGTACCGATAAATGTTTCCACTGCGCTGCCTTTGAATTTTTCTACCAGCAGATCGCGGAATTCGGCGGCCATTTCTTCTTCGTAGGTTTCGAGCTGCGTGATACGAAGCACCAGCACCGGGCTGTCACTGGCTAGAATACTCATGCGCAATTTGATCTGGTATTCACCGAGGCCTTCATACGGCACGCACTTAAATTCGAACGCCACCGGCATAATGTCTTTGCTACGGGCTTCAACGCTTTCCATCACCGAGCGCTTGCCGCTGAAGTCCTGATCTTCATATTCAGCACTGCGGATAGCGTCGATTGTGATTTTACGGACGGCAGCGGCGGCTTTTTTAGCTTCAATCACCTGGCCGTCAGCGTCGAAACCGGTTACGTATTCGGACCAGTCTTCTAGCCATTCCGCCAGTTGCTTCTGGTTGTTGCGATCACCGTTAATACTCAGCAGTGCAGTGAACGGAGCGGTGCGTTTAAGCTGAAGCACGGCGGTGTTATCTGCATGGCCTGGATTATCCAGTGTGCCAAGGTTAAATACCGACACGGCAGCCATCTTGTCAGCATTGATAAAACAACGGGTACCGATAGCGGCATAGTCAACTGAGTAGCGCACGAAATCTTCGATACTCTGTGTCTTCATTTCCCCGCGGAAACGGAAGCGGTTTGTATAAAGGCTTTCCAGATTTTTAACGCCAACATCATTGGGCAGGGCTACTGCCGGGCAGTCAGCACCAGAAAGTTTTTCTTCAACCAACTGGCTCAGAACCATATCGCGGATCTGGCTGATGGCGGACGACTCGACGAGTTGAGGCATGGTTTTTCCTTACTAAAAGTTGGTTAATTGGCGGGCCGGTTAGCGCTGAGCCTGGTTAGGCTGGCCCTGAAGCGTGAACAGTTGCCCCTGGTCTTCCTGCAGAACGGTGAGCTTACCGCCGCGGTTGACGTACATCGGGGTTTCGGTGGTGTCCTCTTCTGACGTTTTACCGCGTGGCGTCGGCTTAACGTATGCCAGCTTATGGACGATACCCACGCGCTTTTCTTCCATCGAATTGCTGAGGCGGGAAATGTCGAAGGTGAGTGTTACCTTGCCTTTGTTGCCGTTGTTCAGCACGCCCAGGGCAACCTCATTGAGTGCTGCTGCCACTTTGGTTTCGAACACGCCGCCGTCGAGCTCCCCGAAGAAATCAGGGATATTGGTCAAACGTTCATTGTCCATCGGTCTTACCCTCTGAATGGCGGCAGACACCGCCGGTTAGTATCTCCACACAACACAGAAGAGCACCCGCGGTAGGAAGCCGCCCGACGGGATTGGGGAATGAGCCGTCCCGGCGGTGATGCTCTCTTGTGTTGCGTAAAAAATTGCGGCGCCCTCACGGGAAAGATCAGACGCCGCCAAAACTACACATTGGCATTTTTAATTGTGTGTGGTGCCAGGTACTTATCTTCTGGTTGCCGTCGAAGCGGCTGCAATTCACCACAACGGAGAGAGCACTGCCGCCACCCCTTGCGGGATAACCCGTCTATCTGCCTGGCGGTAGGGCGTTTCCTGGCATCTTCAGTGCTCTTTCCAGTTGTGCCCGGACTCTTCCCGGTGGTCACACCGAATCGCCACGATGGTGAATCGCTGCAGGCCGTTGTGCGTGCCTGGCTTGCACATTCCGGCTACCCGGTTGGATTAGGGATACTGTCAAGGAAATCCCCCGGACCGCTTACGGCACATGTGCCATATGCCGATAGGTTGAATGTAGGATAACTTACCTTGTCGTGTCAACATCAAAAGTAGGAAAACTTACATTAAGAGGTAAAAAAATAGCCGCTATAGGCGGCTAATTTGCAGGGTAATTTGATTTAAAGGTCGGTAACAACCTGTTTTACAACACCTACTATCCGGCAGTTACCATTCACTTCAAGCACCCTGTAGTTAGGGTTCAGTGGTACGAGGTATTTCATTGGCCCATCAATAACAAATTTTTTCAATGTTGCCTCTGTGGACCCCTCTATTTGAGCAACAACAATTCGCCCACTAACTTCATACGGGCTTCCGTAATCTGGATCGACAATTACGAGTGACCCCTCAGGTATACTTGGCGCCCCGTTAGGGTTTGTCATTGAGTCTCCACGAACACGCAGGGCAAACCCCTCATCGGAAAGATTGGCTGTGGTATAAATCCACTCTGATACGTCATCCTGAGTGATTGTTGTTCCAGATTCAGTCCATTCACCAGCCTGAACCCACGTTAATACGGGGATTTGCTTAACGCCAAACTTATCTGTCGGGATAATTTTGGGGGCATCGCTATCAGGATCACCTTTGCCATCAATAAGCCACTGAGGGTTGCATTGAAGCGCAGAAGAAAGCGCCTGGAGATTTGAGCCTCCAGGAGCGTAGTCACCGGACTCCCATCCAGTGACGGTTACTCTGTTGACGCCAACAAGCTTCCCTAAAACTGCTTGGGTAAGCTTCAGTTCTTTGCGCCGTGAGCGGATGCGATCATTCATTTTCATGTAGGTAATCCTACCATTAATTAAGGTAGGAATCCTTGACCTCCGTATGTAAGATATCCTACTATTCGAGTGTTCCCATTTACTACATGAGAGGGTTATATGAACAAAGACGAAGTGCTTTCTTACTTCGGTGGGGTGAGCAACCTTGCGAGGCTGCTTGGTATTTCTCACGCATCAGTATCCGGCTGGGGAAGCGTAATCCCGAAGGGGCGCGCTTTTGAAATCCAGACCATTACCAACAACGTGCTAAAGGTCGATCCGACGCTTTACGCAAAGCCTAACGAAAATGCGGCATAAGCATAACCACAGAATCAAGGGGGTAACCGTGGGTAATGATCACTGGAAAGTAGAGAAACAACCGGCGTGGCTGGTGGCGGCAATACGCAAGACTATTGCGGCATTGCCTGGCGGCTATGCGGAAGCGGCCGAGATTATCGATGTGACTGAGGATGCCTTGTTTAATCGCCTGCGGGCTGGTGGCGATCAGATCTTCCCAATGGGCTGGGCGATGATCCTGCAAAAAGCGGCTGGGGTTAGTTACATCGCAGATGCTTTCTCACGCGAGACAGATAACGGAATTCACATATCTGGTGCAGCTCCAGAGGATGAGAACGAAGAGATTGGCCTGAAGTTGGCTGAGCTTGTCGGGCAACTTGGCGAACTGGTAAACGCTTATCGCCAATATATCGATGACGGGGTCGTTACTCACGGAGAGTGGCAAAGCCTGAATGATATCGCCTACCAGTTCCGTGTCACGCTAATGACCTTCCTGAACCTAATCTCGCGCGTTTATTGCCTTCCTGAAAAAGATGACGCCAGCGGGTTGCAGCCCCTGGCGTCGTGGCGTGTCGATCGTTGTGGAGATACTAACGCATGAACAGTTTAACGGCTAAAAGCCGCTTACCGCAACTGCGGATGATCCCCATTAAGGGCGCTCCGCTATTCCGGTATGAGCGCAGAATATCAAACCGCTGGGTGTCATGTAACCACAGTCGGGCGGCGGCAATCGTGGGGGTCTACTACCGGAGGGCAAAAGAGCTATGCGCGAAGTCGACCGAAAGTTTAAAGACCACTACGGCGTCACCGTGCGGGTTATCCGGTGGGAGCCAGAGACGCGCCGGGTTATCTATCTGCGAGAAGGTTATGAGCACGAGTGCTTCAGCCCGCTTGATCAGTTTCAGCGAAAATTCAGGGAAGTAGAGGGCGATCATGAGCACTAAATTACAGGGCTACGTATGGGATGGTTGTGCCGCTGCTGGCATGAAGCTGTCCAGCGTTGCCATCATGGCGCGCCTCGCTGATTTCAGCAGTGATGAGGGGGTGTGCTGGCCGTCGATTGAGACCATTGCCCGCCAGCTTGGTGCGGGTGTCAGCACCGTACGCACCGCCATAGGTAAGCTTGAGCAGGAAGGCTGGTTGTCACGCAAACAGCGCCGCAACGGTAACCGCAATGCCTCAAACGTTTACCAGCTCAACGTGGCTAAACTTCAGGCTGCTGCCTTTTCTCACCTGTCAGATTCTGACCCGTCAAAATCTGACGCATCAAAATCTGACCCGTCAAAATTTGAGCCATCAAAAAACAGCGCTGCCGGTGGTTTTCACCCGTCAGAATCTGGCGGGGATCCGTCAGTAAATTCAACTACTGATCCATCAGATAAAAATCAAAACCCTTCTTGTCAGGTTGCAGGGCAACCCGACGACGCGGTGGTGATCACCGATCAGGCTAAACAGGTTCTGACCTACCTGAACCAGAAGACAGGATCACGGTACCAGGTCAGTAAATCCTCGATGGACAACATCCGCGCCCGCCTTGGCGATGGTTTCACCGTTGCAGAGCTGAATCTTGTGGTGGACTACACGACCGAAAAATGGGGGCAGGATCTGCGCATGGCTGAGTACCTGCGTCCCACGACGCTTTTCCTGCCTTCAAAATTCCCTGGCTACCTTCAGGCCGCGAACAAGTGGGTTGAGGCCGGACGCCCGGCACGCCGTAACGGAGAATGGGTGAACAGCACTGCTGACCGCGCCAGTTTCCAGAATGTGGATTATTCACTGCCAGAAAATGCGGGGTTCCGGTCATGAGCACGTTTGACGAGGTGCATAAATACCTGTTGGTGCATCCGGATTCAACAGCACGCGACATCATCATGGCGCTGCCCCATATCAACGAAAACTCTATCGGTAGCGCGCTTGATCGCCTCTACACAGATGGAACCGCGGAACGCTACAAGAGCGGACGCTACTGGGTGTACTACATCGAAGATCTGATGACACCTGCAGAGTCTCAAAAACTGGCCGGGCTGGAGAGTAAAGCCCGTGAACTGGAAGCTAAACACCTGTGGCGCCGCGCGGCAACCGCCTGGCTGGAAGCTTACGACCTGGCTAAATCCAACGCCGCACGCGGGCGTTACGCTAAATTCCGAGCCCGGTGTCTGTCAGGCATGACCCGCGGCGTAGCTGATGCATCCGGCAATGCGCCGGGGAACTATATCGGGGGTGGCCTGTGACAAGCGGAGCCGTCATCAGCGCTATCGCCGTTGTAGCTGAAGAAGAAAAGCAACGTAACTGGCAGCGCCCGTTCCTGAAGTGGGCAGGCGGCAAGTATTCGCTGCTGCCTGAACTGGATCGCCTTATCCCCGCCGGGAAGCGCCTTATTGAGCCATTCGTCGGCGGTGGTTCGGTGTTCCTCAACTCAGATAAACATGAAAGCTTTCTGCTGGCAGACGTAAACGGCGATCTGATCAACCTGTACCAGATGCTGACAGTGGTTCCTGAGCTGGTAACCGAGTGGGCCCGGGGCTTTTTTGAAAAGCTAAACGATGAGGACGGTTATATCGACTGCCGCGAAGATTTCAACCAGCAGAAGATGGCCGGACCGGAACGCGCTGCCGCTTTCCTGTACCTCAACCGCCACTGCTTTAACGGCCTGATCCGCTACAACCTGGAGGGCCGGTTCAATGTCGGCTATGGCAATTACCGCGCCCCGTATTTTCCAGACGCAGAGATTAACGCCTTTGTAGCAGTGTCGCGCCGCTGCGTTTTCATGAATGCCGGGTTCCGCCGCACGCTGGTGCTTGCCGGTGAGGGCGATGTTGTGTACTGCGATCCGCCGTATGAACCTCTGCCGGGAACGGCTGGCTTCACAAACTACGCTGCTGGTGGTTTTACCTGGGAAGATCAGCAAGACCTGGTCCGCTGCTGTGTTGCTGCGTATCAGCGTGGCGCCAGAGTGGTGATCAGCAATTCCACCGCGCCTCGCATCATCGAGCTTTATAAAGGGTATGGCTTCGACCTGCACCACGTCAGCGCCCGCCGGGCGATATCCAGCAAAGGCAGCACGCGGGAAACCGCGAATGACATCGTCGCCACTATCGGGGTGAAACCATGAAATTGACGCTGCCATTCCCACCGAGCGTAAACACTTACTGGCGCGCCCCGAACAAGGGCGCCTCTGGCCGGTCGCCACCTCATCAGTGCTGAGGGGCGTAAATATCAAAGTGCAGCGAGTGCGGCGATTATCGAGCAGTTGCGCTGTTTACCGAAACCATCAACCAAACCGGCGGCAGTGGAGATCATCCTCTATCCGCCTGATGCCCGCCGCCGTGACATCGACAACTACAACAAGGCTCTGTTTGACGCGCTGACGCACGCCGGAGTGTGGGAGGACGACAGCCAGGTAAAACGTATGCTGGTGGAGTGGGGACCAGTAGTGAAGGGCGGCAGGGTGGATATGACGATCACCCCACTAAATAGAGGGATGGATAAATGATCAGTGCCGCCATGCTCTTTACAAAAGAAGGTGGTAAGGTGGGTTTGTGTCAGCGAAACGGGATTGCAGTCCCGCTCGCATTTCAAACAGTGGAGAAACCAATGAGTCAATTACTCGTGATTGACGGCGTTTCCGTACGCCGTGATATTGATGGTCGTTACTGCCTTAACGATTTGCACCGTGCTGCCGTTGCTTCTGGTGCGAATGATCGAACAAAAGAGCCTGCAAAGTTTCTTTCAAGCCCTCAGACACTTGAGCTTCTCAACGAACTGACCGTTACCCAGGATTTGGGTATCGACCCGGTACAGAGCATTCGTGGCGGAGCAACACAGGGAACCTACGTCTGCAAAGAACTGGTGTATTCATACGCCATGTGGATCAGTCCCACATTCCACCTGAAGGTGATTCGCACCTTTGACAAAGTTGTTAGCTCCCCCGAGCCAGCTTTATCCGCTGCCGCCGACAAAATGCAGGCCGGTGTAATTCTTCTCGGCTTTATGCAGCGATCATTAAACCTTTCCAACTCGTCGGTGCTTGGTGCTTGCCAGAAACTTCAGGAAGCAGTTGGCCTGCCGAATCTGGCCCCTCAGTATGCCATTGATTCTCCCGCCGATGCGGTTGATGGCTCAAGCCGTCCGACGCAATCCCTCAGTGCGTTGCTTAAAACTCACAAAATAGCTATGACGGCGGCGCAGGCATATCAGCAACTGGTGAAACTTGGCGTGGTTGAGCAGAAAGAACGCCGCAGCCGCAGCGGCAGTAATGGCGTTAAACGCTTCTGGGCGCTGACCGCTAAAGGGTGCATGTACGGCAAGAACATTACCAGCCCGGCGAACCCGCGTGAGACACAACCTCATTTTTTTGAATCCCGGTTTGCAGACCTTCTGCGTCTGCTCGATACCGTGCATTGAGGCGAACGTGAGAGCGCTTTTAAATCCGATCGTTGTACCAGAGCTTGGCCTGGTCATGTTCCGGCCTGGTTCCAGCCTATTGGCGCATTTCCGTCGGGGCCGCATGCTGCTGGAGAACGAACCTGATCGCCTGGTTGATATGCCGACCGGCGAACTACCACCAGCAGACCAGCCGCTGGCGGAAGAACCGGAACTGCAGGGTATCTTTGAAAACGAGGCTGTTCTGCGCCGCGCTGGTGGCATTAACGGGCTTGAAAGCTGGCTCAGTGATGAAAACGGGTGTCAGTGGCCGCATGAAACCTGGCACGACGAGAACATGACAACGATGCGCCACCAGCCCGGAGCGATCCGTTTGTGCTGGCACTGTGATAACCAGCTACGCGACCACAGTACAGAGCAACTGGCGCGAATCGCCCGGGCGAACTGTGCGGCGTACATCATCCGAACCGCGCGGGGTGAGCTTGGCTTCGACGATGCGCACACGCTGACGCTGCCGGAGTTGTGCTGGTGGCTGGCGCGCAATGATCTCGCCGACGCCATTCCTGAGGGCGCAGCCCGGCAGGTGCTGCGAATGCCTAAACAGGTGATCCCGTCCGTCACACGTGAAATCGACCTGGTGCCGTCTGTTCCGGCCACCAGCATCATCGAGGAGAAAGCAAAGCAGGTGCTGGCGCTGCGCGTAGATCCTGAGACGCCTGAATCCTTCATGCTGCGACCGAAGCGCCGCCGCTGGGAAAATGAGAAGTACACCCGCTGGGTTAAGGCACAGCAGTGCATGTGCTGTAACAACCCGGCAGACGACCCGCACCACCTGATTGGCCATGGTAATGGTGGTATGGGTACAAAGGCGCATGACCTGTTCGTGATCCCGCTTTGCAGAGCACATCACGACGAGTTGCACGCTGACACCGTGGTATTTGAAGAAAAATATGGCAGCCAACTGACGCTGCTGTTTCGTTTTATTGATCGCGCGCTAGCCATCGGCGTGCTGGCGTAAAGTGTGGAGACGCTATGAACCTCGAATCATTACCGAAATTCTACTCGCCGAAGTCCCCAAAACTTAACGACGAGACACCAGCAACCGGCAATGCTGCACTGACGATCACCGATGTGATGGCGGCACAGGGTATGGTGCAGTCAAAAGCCCCGCTGGGGTTTAACCTTTTCCTGGCGAAGATGGGCATTCAGGATCCTGCCCCGGCGCTGGACGGCCTGATGCATTATGCGCTGGCGCTAAAAAATCCGGTGCTGGTGAAACTCAGTGAGAAGGCTCGCCTTGAGATACTGCCGGTGCTGGTTCAGTTTGCCTATGCCGACTACTCCCGGTCTGCTGCCAGTAAATCGCGGTGCCCGCATTGTAATGGCGCTGGCGTATTGCACGTTATGCGCGATGTGGTCAAACACCCTGGCGTTAAAGGTGTGGCTGCGACCGTCAGACATGAAGAGGTGGAAGAATTCTGCCAGTACTGCGACGGTAAAGGAGAGGTAAGCACCGCCTGCCGTGGCTGCAAAGGAAAGGGGCAGGTGCTCGACGAGAGGCGCACAAAACTGATCGGAGCACCGACATATAAGGTTTGCGGGCGCTGTAATGGCAATCGCTACAGCCGGGTACCGACAACGCTTGCCCGTGCGCTGGTGGAAAGAGTGATTCCGGATCTGACCAGCTACCAGTGGTATAGCGGTTACGCCGATGTGATCAGCGCACTGGTAACAAAGTGCTGGCAGGAAGAGGCATTCGCTGAGGTGCAATTGCGTAAAGTCACACGTTAGCAACAATATTGTGAATTATCACGTCACGATTCTTGCAATATTCGAAAAAAGTGGTTAGGATTTTTATAACGATGGGCATTGTATGTTCATAGTTAACCAACCGCGCCGTCGCGCGGGTTTTATTTAATCCAGCGCATGACGTGCTAATTCTATGAGAAATCAGCATGAATATTAATGCGAACCATTTTAAAGGTTGGATTAAGTTATTTGTTTGTGAAGACTCAAACGATATAACCGAAGCTATTTGCTCTATCGAAGCAGTGTCAGATTTCATATATAACGATGTTTTGTGTGTCGTTATTGATGGGATTTATCAGTGCTCATATCCGATAAGGTTCCTGAAAACGTTACCTCTTACACAAAAGGCAGTCTCCAACTCTCGCGGCTACTGGATGCCTGAGGGGATGCTGAAACTACGTCAGGAAACATAATCACTATTCAATGGTTCGCTTTTGCGAGCCATTTTCGCTTTGGGCTGCCTTCGGGCGGCCTTTTTTATTCCCCTCATCCTGAGAGGACTTACAGCATATACGAGGGGGCTAAATGTCCGAACCTGTTTCCGGTTCCGCTGCGGCGGCAAGCGCTTTAACCGGTGCCAGTTTGTATGGCTTGTTAACCGGCACCGATTACGGCGTCGTGTTCGGTGCGTTCGCTGGTGCCGTGTTCTATGTCGCCACCGCTGCCGATCTGACGATTCTCCGCCGTTCAGCCTACTTCATCGTTTCTTACTTCGCTGGCGTGTATGGCTCCGGGCTGGTGGGTTCAATGCTGGCGAGCATTACCCATTACAGTGATAAACCGCTTGATGCGCTTGGCGCGGTTTTGCTTTCCGCGGTGGCGATTAAGACGCTCACCTTCTTTAGCGAACAGGATCCCCTGTCGCTGCTGCAAAGGTGGCGGGGAGGGACAAATGGTAACAAGTGATCCGCTGGTGCTGACCAACGTGGTGACCAGTACCGCTATCGTTCTGCGCCTGATGATGTTTCGTAAGCCGGGCGGGCGACACAACTGGTGGGCGTCATGGCTGGCTTATCTGATCATCCTGGCTTATGCCTCGGTGCCATTCCGTTTCATGTTCGATTTCTATTTCCATGTCCATTGGGCGACCGTGCTGATGAATCTCATCATCTGCGCTGCTGTATTCGCGGCGCGCGGTAACGTAGCCCGGATTTTTCACGTACTGAGGCCAGAATAATGCAGATCAGCGATAAGGGTATTGCTCTCATCAAACAGTTTGAAGGTCTGCGGCTGACGGCATATCAGGACACTATAGGCAAATGGACGATCGGCTATGGCTGGACACGACCTGTCGATGGAAAGCCGATCCGCGCAGGGATGACAATCAAAGAGGACACGGCAGAACGCCTGCTGCGAACAGGTCTTGTTGGCTATGAAAGCGACGTGTCGAAACTGGTAAAAGTTAAACTGACGCAGGGCCAGTTCGATGCTTTAGTGTCTTTTGCCTACAACCTCGGCCCACTTCCCCTTTCAACCTCGACGCTGCTGAAAAAACTCAACGCTGGCGATTACCGTGGCGCTGCCGATGAGTTCCCTCGCTGGAACAAAGCAGGCGGGCAGGTGCTGGCTGGTCTAACCCGACGCCGTGAGGCAGAGCGTGCTCTGTTCCTGTCGTGATTACGGCGCTCTTAAAGCGCTACTGGCTTCAGTTGTTGGCGATTGCGATGATTGGCGTTCTGGCATTCTTCGTGAACCATTACCGCGACAACGCCATCACCTACAAAGAGCAGCGCGATAAAGCCACTAGCGATCTGAAACTGGCGAACGCCACCATTGATGACATGCAGGTGCGCCAGCGCGATGTCGCCGCACTGGATGCCAAATACACCGGAGAACTGGCAAATGCACAGGCCACTATTGATCAGCTTGAGCGCGATGTTGCTGCTGGCAAGCGTCGGTTGCAGCCCAACGCAACCTGTGAAAAGGACGGAACGGCCAGCACCAGCGGCATGGGCGATGCAACCAGCGCCCGACTTACTGACGCCGCTGAACGGGATTATTTCACCCTCAGAGAGCGAATCGCCACCATCACCGGGCAAGTGAGCTACCTGCATGACTACATCAGGCAACAATGTTTAAAGTGAAAATTAAAGGAAATAAGAGATCAGTTGGAGCAAGAAGCTGAGCGAAAGCAGGCCGATGCCTATTTTTTGGTTTCTCAACATTCGCTTATTTTTTTGTTCAACCTTTCTGTCGTGCTCAATTATTTCGTCACTACCAAACATAGCCGACTCGTATGGTATTAATGCATAACTATTGAAAAACATCAGGATAGTACCTGTAAAACCAAGCAGTGTTGAAGCAATCTGCATTCCTAATGAAGTCATTTAGCAATCCTCAGATTTTAAACCAACGGTGAAGCATAGACGAACCGGTGTGACGATCTCAAGGGCATTGCTGTAGCCACAGCGAAAGTATGGTAGACATTACAGCAGGCATTCGCTGAGTGCCTGTGATAGTGTTGAATCCTCTTCTTGTCAAAAGGTGGGGAATTTATCTTGGAATGGTTATCGTATGATGAAGTAAAACCGCAGGCAGGACAGATGGTATTGGTTGTAACTAATCATGGTGTGGGATGTGCAAAATATGATGCTTTTCACGACACGATGAATCAAGTAATGATCCCAGGTAATACACAGTATGGCCGTTACGAGGTAACGTACTGGATGCCATTACCTGAACCACCTAAAAATTAAAATATTAAACAAACCTGTTTCTTTTTAATTTGAACAAAGCCACTGGCATCCGCTGGTGGCTTTTTTATTTATGGCAGCGTGAAAACCTTAGCCCTTAACAAACCCATTAATAACCCAACCAATAACGCGCATCGCTACATATGAGGCAGCACTGATGATGAAGATAACCAATATGTGAAATATCGACATCCTCTCATATTGAGAGGAAAGAGCCAGAAACATGAGAACCAATAAAACAACAGCAAGTGCTATTCCTACACGGTGAAAACCTTTTGAAATCCGCTCTTTCATTGCGATGGCTCCTTTGTTGATCTTTGCTGAATAATCTTATAACAGACTTCATTTCGGATGAATATTTATGCCACCACGGACACCAAAAGCCTGTCGCGCGCGAGGCTGCCGCAACACAACTACGGATCCATCTGGCTACTGTGAATCGCACAAAGGCGAAGGCTGGCGGCAGTACAAGCCGGGGCAGTCACGCCACCAGCGCGGCTATGGTTCCAAGTGGGACTTGATACGCCCGCGTATTCTGAAGCGTGACAAAGGGTTGTGCCAGGAGCATCTGCGTAGAGGTTTGGCTGTGCCTGCTGCGTGTGTCGACCACATCACCGCAAAGGCCAACGGGGGCACCGATGAGGACAGCAACCTTGAGTCACTGTGCTGGTCATGCCATGCCACGAAGACCGGTCGTGAGCGGTTCAAGTGAGAACCAGTATCATCATGTGACATGGGGAGGGGGAGGATAAATCTCTGCAACCCCCTGCCTTCCGGACTGCCAGCCCCCTCGAATTTTTATACCCGCGAAAAATGAAATTTAACCAGGAGTGCCGCATATGGCTGGAACGGCGGGGCGTTCCGGGCGTCGCCCCAAGCCAACGGCGCGCAAGGAGCTGGCCGGGAACCCCGGCAAGCGAGCCCTGAACAAAGAGGAACCGGTATTCACGCCGATCAAAGGCGTGGCGCCGCCGGACTGGTTCACAGAAGACGATCTCCCGCTGGCGTCAATCATGTGGGAACTGACCACAAAAGAGTTATGCGGGCAGGGGTTGTTGTGCGTTACTGATCTGGCTGTGCTTGAACGCTGGTGTGTGGCCTACGAGTTCTGGCGCCGCGCTGTAAAAAATATTGCTGCGGAGGGCAACACTATCTTCGGTGCCATGGGCGGCAAGATCAAAAACCCTGAGCTCACCGCCAAAAAAGAACAGGAATCGGAGATGAGCTCTACCGGTTCAATGCTGGGTCTTGACCCGAGCAGCCGCCAGCGTCTTATCGGCCTGGCAGGACAGAAGAAAACCTCCAACCCATTCCTGAAGATGATCAATTCATGAGCCGGAAATCTTACCCCAACGTCAACGCCGCGAATCAGTACGCCCGCAACGTTGTGCGGGGGAAAATCCCGGCGTGCCAGTTTGTCATTCAGGCCTGCCAGCGTCACATCGATGACATGGCGCAGGAGAAAAGCCGGAAATTCCGGTACCGCTTCGATAAAGACATGGCCGAGAAAGCGGCGAAATTTATTCAGTTATTGCCCCACACAAAGGGTGAATGGGCATTCAAGCGGATGCCGATCACTCTGGAGCCATGGCAACTTTTCATTGTTTGCTGTGCATTTGGATGGGTGCAGAAGAGTACAAAGCTGCGGCGTTTCCGCGAGGTCTACACCGAGATCCCCCGCAAAAACGGGAAGTCAGCGATCTCCGCTGGTGTGGCGCTGTACTGTTTTACCTGTGATAACGAGTTCGGCGCGGAGGTGTATTCCGGCGCCACGACTGAAAAACAGGCCTGGGAAGTGTTCCGTCCGGCGCGCCTGATGTGCAAGCGCACGCCGCTGCTGGTGGAAGCATTCGGTATCGAGGTGAATGCCTCCAACCTGAACCGCCCCGAGGACGGTGCGCGGTTTGAGCCGCTGATTGGCAACCCTGGCGACGGTGCCTCGCCACACTGCGCGATTGTCGACGAATACCACGAACACCAGACCGATGCGCTCTATACCACCATGCTGACGGGGATGGGCGCGCGGCGGCAGCCGCTGATGTGGGCGATCACCACCGCCGGTTACAACATTGAAGGGCCGTGCTACGACAAACGCCGCGAAGTGATCGAGATGCTGAACGGCTCGGTACCAAATGAAGAGCTTTTCGGCATTATCTACACGGTTGACGAGGGCGACGACTGGACGGATCCGAAGGTGCTGGAGAAGGCAAACCCGAATATGGGCGTGTCGGTGTACCGTGATTTCCTTCTCAGTCAGCAGGTTCGGGCGATCAACAACGCCCGGCAGGCTGGCGTTTTTAAAACCAAGCATCTGAATATCTGGGTGGCGGCGCGCGCGGCCTTCTACAACCTTGTGTCCTGGCAGAACTGCGAAGACAAAACGCTGACGCTCGAGCATTTCGAAGGACAGCCATGTGTGCTGGCATTCGACCTGGCGCGCAAGCTCGACATGAACAGCATGGCGCGGCTGTTTACCCGCGAGATTGACGGGAAAACGCATTACTACAGTGTCGCGCCGCGTTTCTGGGTGCCCTACGACACGGTGTACAGCGTGGAAAAAAACGAGGATCGCCGTACCGCTGAACGCTTCCAGAAATGGGTGGAGATGGGTTACCTCACCGTCACTGATGGCGCGGAGGTTGATTACCGTTACATTCTGGAAGAAGCCAAAGCTGCTAACAAACTGAACCCCGTCAGCGAATCGCCGATCGACCCTTTCGGTGCAACCGGTCTTTCGCACGATCTGGCAGATGAAGAGCTTAACCCGATCACCATCATCCAGAACTTCACCAACATGTCAGACCCGATGAAAGAACTGGAAGCGGCGATCGAGTCCGGGCGTTTTCATCATGACGGCAACCCGATCATGTCCTGGTGTATTGGTAACGTCGTTGGCAAAAACATCCCCGGCAATGACGATGTGGTTAAGCCTATTAAAGAGCAGAACGAAAACAAAATTGACGGCGCGGTGGCGCTGATTATGGCAATTGGCCGGGCCATGCTTAAAGAGCCTGGTGATTTCCTTTCATCACTGGATCCAGACGAAGACCTCTTAATTCTATGAAATCAATCATTACTGATGTGATCGGGCTGGCCGGTTTTGGACTGCTCACGGCGGGGTTCTACCTGCAATTTGGGTTGGCTCCCGCGTTGATGTTCTCCGGCGGCCTGCTGCTGGTGGCTGCACTGGCAATGGCCAGAAGGGGGAAACGTGCTGCTTGATGCCATGTTCAGAAGTGAATCCCTGGAGAATCCCGCCACGCCGATAAGCGGCGATCTGGTCGATACGGACGGGATTTTTAAATCTGATGTGTACGTCAGCCCGGAAACGGCCATGAAACTGGCGGCGGTCTACGCCTGTATTTATGTGCTGTCGTCGAACCTGGCCCAGATGCCGCTGCACGTTATGCGAAAGAGTAGCGGCAAAGTAGAGCCAGCGCGCGATCACCCGGCGTTTTACATCATTCACGACGAGCCAAATACATGGCAGACCAGCTACAAATGGCGTGAGCTAAAACAGCGCCATATTCTCGGCTGGGGCAACGGCTATTCATGGGTGAAGCGTAACAGTCGCGGCGAAGTCACCGAGCTAAAGAGTTGCATGCCGTGGGAAACTACGCTGCTGAAAACGGGCGGTCGCTACACCTATGGGATGTACAACGAAGAGGGGAGCTTTGCCATCAGCCCGGATGACATGATCCATATCCGGGCGCTGGGCAATAACCAGAAAATGGGGCTCAGTCCGATTATGCAGCATGCCGAAACCATCGGCCTGGGCATGAGCGGGCAGAAGTATACCGAAAGCTTTTTCAGTGGCAATGCTCGGCCTGCCGGTATCGTTTCGGTGAAAACACCTCTTCAGAAAGAGAGTTGGGGCTGGCTAAAGGATTCCTGGAAGAAAGCAGCGTTAGCGCTGCGCAGTCAGGAAAACAAAACCATGCTGCTGCCGGCGGATCTCGATTACAAAGCGCTGACGGTTTCACCCGTCGATGCCCAGATAATCGATATGACCAAACTGAACCGCTCCATGATCGCCGGGATTTTCAACGTGCCGGCGCACATGATTAACGATCTTGAAAAAGCCACGTTCTCCAACATCACCCAGCAGGCCATTCAGTTTGTCCGCTACACCATGATGCCCTGGGTTACCAACTGGGAGCAGGAGCTTAACCGGCGGATTTTCACCCGCGCTGAACTGGCGGCGGGGTTCTACACGCGCTTTAACCTGACCGGGCTTCTGCGCGGTACGCCTCAGGAGCGCGCGCAGTTCTATCACTTCGCCATCACGGATGGCTGGATGAGCCGCAATGAAGCCCGTGCGTTCGAAGACATGAACCCGGTCGATGGCCTTGACGAAATGCTTGTCAGCGTCAATGCCGCCAATCCCGTTAAAGACTTTACCACCGACCCAAAAAGCGAGGAGCAACCCAATGGATGATCGCGAAGTCCGCTGTTACAGCGGCGAGGTTCGGGCGGAGCAACACAGTGAGCAGCCGACGCACATTATCGGTTATGGCTCGGTGTTCAACAGCCGTTCCGAGCCGTTATGGGGATTCCGTGAAATCATCAAGCCAGGCGCGTTTGACGACGTGCTGAATGATGATGTGCGCGGTCTGTTTAACCATGACCCGAACTTTATTCTTGGCCGCAGCGCCGCCGGTACGCTTTCACTGTCGGTTGATGATAAGGGGCTGCGTTACGACATTGTGGCCCCGGAGACGCAGACCATTCGTGATCTTGTCCTGGCCCCGATGTTCCGCGGCGACATCAACCAGTCTTCCTTTGCGTTCCGCGTGGCGCGTGATGGTGAGCACTGGTTCGAAGATGATGAAGGCATTGTTATCCGTGAAATCTCCCGCTTTTCACGGCTTTTTGATGTGAGCCCGGTGACCTACCCGGCCTATCAGGAAGCCGATTCCGGTGTCCGATCCATGAAAGCCTGGCAGGAGGCGCGCGACAGTGGCGCGCTGGCGCAAGCCATTAATCAACGAATGGCGCGCGAGCGCCTGCTGAACCTTCTTAACGCGTAAGGAAAAAACATGAAACTGCACGAACTGAAGCAAAAACGTAACACCATCGCCACCGACATGCGTGCGCTGCACGAAAAAATCGGCGACGCAACCTGGACTGATGAGCAGCGCACCCAGTGGAACGCTGCTAAATCTGAACTGGATGCGCTCGATGAGCAGATCGGACGCCTGGAGGAACTGCGCCGCCTCGATCAGATCCACGTTGAAAATCAGGAAGACGAGCAACGCCGGGAGCAGCGTAACAACACGCCGGAAGGGCAGAATGCTGAACGCCGCGCCGCTACGTTTGATAAGTTCCTTCGTCATGGCTTCGGTGAACTGTCCTCCGAAGAGCGCACGGCACTTAAAGAGCTGCGTGCCCAGGGAACTTCCACGGATGACAAAGGCGGTTACACCGTGCCGACGCAGATGTTGAATAAAATCGTCGACGCGATGAAAGCCTACGGCGGTATCGCCAGCGTGGCCCAAATCCTCAACACGTCGAACGGGCAGGATATTACCTGGTCCACGTCCGACGGTACGGCGGAAGAGGGTGAACTGCTGGGTGAAAACACGGAAGCCTCCGAAGAAGATGCGACGTTTGGCTCCGCAACTCTGGGTGCAAAAAAACTGTCTTCGAAAATTATCCGCGTATCCAATGAACTGCTGCAGGACAGCGGTGTGGATATTGAAGCTTACCTGGCATCACGCATCGGTCAGCGTATCGGGCGCGGTGAAGCAAAATACCTGGTGCAAGGCACCGGGGCAGGCGCACCGGTGCAGCCAAAAGGCCTGGTGGCTTCCGTTACCGGAACGGTAAACACGGCCGCTGCGGCTGCGTTCACCTGGCAGGAAATGAACAAGCTGAAACATGCGATCGACCCGGCTTACCGCGGCGGTCCTAAATTCCGCTGGGCGTTCAACGATTCCACGCTCCAGGTGATCGAAGAGATGGTGGACGGGCAGAACCGCCCGCTGTGGCTGCCGGATGTGGCAGGCGGCACTCCGGCCACCATTCTGAATATTCCGTACGTGATTGACCAGGCGATTGACAGTATCGCGGCGGGTAAAAAATTCGCCTTTCTCGGTGACTTTGACCGCTTCATCGTGCGCCGTATTACCTATATGACGCTGAAACGCCTTGTTGAACGTTATGCTGAATACGATCAGACCGCCTTCCTGGCGTTCCATCGTTTCGATTGCGTGCTGGAAGACGTGGCTGCTATCAAGGCGCTGGTGGGCAAACCAGCCGCATAACCGGCAAAAAAGCACAGTCATAGCCGCGAAAGCGGTTTTTTTATGCCCGTCATCTGGCGGGCATGGAGATTTTCATGCTGCTGACACTCTCAGAAATCAAGGCGCAGCTCCGGCTTGATGAGGATTTCACTGAAGAGGATACCCTTCTCGGGCTGCTTGGCGACGCGGTGCAGGCCCGGACAGAGTCATACCTGAACCGCACCTTGTACGAGAAAAACACAACAGTGCCTGACACTGATCCGGAAGGGCTGGCACTGCCTGACGATGTGAAACTTGGCATGCTTCTTCTGTTAACTCACTACTATGAAAACCGGTCTTCCGTCAGCGAGATAGAGAAAGTTGAAATGCCGCTGGCCTATAACTGGCTGGTTGGTCCACACAGGTTTATCCCGCTATGAAGTTACGGCAGGCGCAGACCAGCGCAACTTATATCCTCCCCGACCCAGGTGAACTCGATAAGCGGGTGCAGATCCGCCAGCGAGTCGACACCCCATCGGATGATATGGGGACTGAGCCGACGTATCCGGTGCAGTTTTATGCCTGGGCTAAAGTGACACAGACCAGCGCAACCACATACCAGGAAACGGCCCAGACCGACAACGCGATAACGCATTACATCACGATCCGCTGGCGTTCCGGTATCACGAAGGATTTTGAAGTCGTGTGCGGTGACGAGGTGTTTCGTGTTCAGCGCGCCCGCGATCTCAACAGCAAGCGGCGTTTTTTGTTGCTGGAATGTACCGATCTCGGCGTGCCGTCCAACAGCGGAGGGAGCAGCAATGGCAACACCCTTTTTTCACGTTGATTTTCAGCAGCCCAATGAGATGCGCTTCAACCGCGCGCGGGTGCGACGGGCGTTTATTCGCATTGGTCAGAAGCATATGCGCGATGCCCGCCGCCTGGTGATGCGTCGCGGTCGCTCGGAACCAGGCGAAAACCCGGGATTTCAGAGCGGACGTCTGGCGAAGTCGATCGGCTTTATGGTGCCAAAGGCAAGTAAACGTCGCCCTGGCTTTATGACGCGTATCGCGCCTAACCAGCGCAACGGGCAGGGTAACAGGCTGATCACCGGCGATTTCTACCCGGCGTTTCTTTTCTACGGTGTGCGTGGTGGCGCACGGCGTCGCCGCAGTCATCATCGCGGAGCGTCTGGCGGCAGTGGCTGGCGCATGGCACCGCGTAACAACTTCATGGTTGAAACGCTCAACCAAAACGCATCCTGGACGCGTTATCTTCTCGCCCGCGAGTTGCGGCTCTCACTGAAGCCGGAGAAACGCCGAAAATGAAACTGACCCCGATTATTGCTGCGCTGCGCGACCGTTGCCAGATATTTGAAAACCGGGTCGCGGGCGCTGCTCAGTTCAAGAATCTGCCGGAGGCCGGGAAGCTCCCCCTGCCGTCGGCCTACGTGCTGCCGGGTGATGATTCCCCTGGTGAGCAAAAAAGCCAGACCGACTACTGGCAGGATCTGCGCGAGGGATTCTCCGTTATTGTTTTCGTCAGCAATGGGCGTGATGAGCGAGGGCAATGGGCCTCTTATGACGTTGTTCACGACATCCGCAACATGCTATTTAAGGCGCTTTTAGGCTGGAATCCAGAGGAACGCGGCGAACCGATCACTTATGACGGTGGCACGTTGCTCGACGTTAACCGCTACGAACTTACTTACCAGTTTGATTTTGTTGTCGATACCGAACTGTCTGATGACGATACCCGCCAGCCTGATGATCTTGATGCGCTGAGTGATCTCCTGACGCTGTCCATTGATGTTGACTTCATCGACCCCGGCGAGGGCCCGGACGGAAATATCGAACACCACACCGAAATTAACCTGCCAGGCACAACCGGCAACTGAGGGCCTCATGTTTGTAAAACCTGTTACCGGGCGGTCAGTACCTGACCCCGCCCGTGGTGACCTTTTGCCTGAAGAAGGGCGGAACGTCGAAGAGAACAACTACTGGTTGCGTCGCGAAGCCGCCGGCGACATCCAGCGTGTGGACGCTAAACCGAAGAAGGTGAATACCGATGACAATTAGTTTTAACAACATCCCCTCAACAACCCGGGTGCCGTTGTTCTATGCCGAGATGGATAATTCGGCGGCGAACACCTCGCAGGATACTGCGCCCTCGCTGCTGATTGGGTATGCCAATACCGGCGCCACGATCACTGCCAATACGCTGGTGATCATGCCGTCCGCCGATTATGCAAAACAGCTTTGTGGCCTGGGAAGCCAGCTTGCCCGCATGGTTGAAGCGTACCGCGCCACGGATCCGTTTGGTGAACTGTACGTTATCGCTGTGCCGGAACCTGCCGCAGGCGCTGCTGCAACAATCACCCTGACCGTGACAGGTGCGGCGACAGAGAGCGGCACGCTGAGCCTTTATGTCGGGCGCACCCGCGTGCAGGTGGCGGTGGTCAATGGTGATGATGTCACCGCGATTGCCACCAGTATCAAAGATGCGGTTAACGCCGCTGGCTCACTTCCGTTCACTGCCGCTTCTGCCATGGGTGTTGTTACGCTCACCGCCCGGCATAAGGGGCTGTGCGGCAACGAAATCCCGGTATCCCTGAATTACTACGGCTACGGAAGTGGTGAAGTGTTACCCGCAGGTGTGGCCGTGGCGATCGCGACTGGCACTGCCGGTACCGGTGCGCCGGTGCTGACTTCCGCGATTGCAGCAATGGGGGATGAACCTTTTGACTATATCGGTCATCCGTTCAACGACCAGGCGTCGATTAATACGATTGCCAGCGAGATGAACGATACCAGTGGTCGCTGGAGCTATGCGCGTCAGCTCTACGGGCATGTGTACACCGCTAAGCTCGGAACCCTGTCCGAACTGGTGACGGCCGGTGACCTGTTCAACCTGCAACACATCACCCTGGCGGGCTACGAAAAAGAAACGCAGACCCCGGCGGATGAACTGGCGGCCAGCCGTACCGCGCGCGCGGCGGTGTTTATCCGTAACGATCCGGCGCGCCCGACGCAGACTGGTGAACTGGTGGATATGCTGCCGGCACCGAAGGGCAAGCGCTTCACGATGACTGAGCAGCAGTCTCTGCTGACCCACGGCATCGCGACCGCCTACGTCGAAAGCGGTGTGCTGCGCATCCAGCGCGATGTGACCACCTACAAGACGAACGCTTACGGCGTGGCTGACAACAGTTACCTCGACAGCGAGACGCTGCATACCAGCGCCTACGTCCTGCGCAAGCTGAAATCGGTGATTACCAGCAAATATGGCCGCCACAAACTGGCAAATGATGGTACCCGCTTTGGGTCCGGTCAGGCGATTGTCACCCCCGCTGTGATCAAGGGGGAATTGCTGGCAGCGTATCGCCAGATGGAGCGCGCCGGGATCGTTGAAAATTATGACCTGTTTAAGCAGCACCTGATCGTTGAGCGCGATGAGAATGACCCGAATCGCCTCAATACCCTGTTCCCGCCGGATTACGTTAACCAGCTGCGTGTCTTCGCCGTTGTTAACCAGTTCCGCCTGCAATATTCCGAGGAGACTGAATAATGGCCAAGATTGGCGGTACCTGTTACATCAAAGTTGACGGGCTTCAGTTGTCCGCTACGGGGGGCGTAGAAGTGCCGATGAATACCAACGTCAAGGATGACGTCGTCGGCCTGGCGGGTGATGTCGACTATAAAGAAACCCACCGCGCACCGTACACCAAGTTGACAGCGAAGGTTCCAAAGGACTTCCCCGTCAGCAAACTTTTTGATTCGGACTCTATGACCATTACGTCCGAACTGGCGAACGGGCAGGTGTATGTCCTTTCTAATGCCTGGGTGCATGGCGAAGCAAACCACAATGCCGAAGAAGGCACTGTGGATCTTGAATTCCATGGTGAAGAGGGGGGTTACCAGTGACAGAGCTTGAACTGAAAAAGCCGATTCAGGCGCATGGTGAAACGCTGAGCGTGCTGGAATTCGAAGAGCCGACAGGGAAAGATGTGCGCGAGCTGGGTTATCCGTACCAGATGAACCAGGACGAATCAATCAAACTTCAGGCGCACATCGTCGCCAAATACATCGTCAAACTGGCAAAGGTACCGTTGAGCACGGTGGATCAGATGTCACCCGGTGATCTCAATGCTGCCGGATGGATTGTCGCTGGTTTTTTCCTCCAGGGCTGACGGCTGAGTATCTCACTAACAGCTATTTCGACTGCGCCAGTTACTGGCGCATTAACCCCTTTGAATTGCTGAATATGCCAATCAGTGAGATCCCCGTACTGGTCAGCCAGGCAAACAGAATAGAGCGGGAGAAGCAAGGTAATGGCTGAGTTTGAACTGAAAGCGCTAATCACAGGCGTCGATAAACTTTCCCCCGCGCTTTCCAGGATGCAGAAAAATATTCGTGGATTCAGGCGACAGACAGAAGAGGCATCCAAAGGTGGTCTCGCTCTCGCTGGTGGACTTGCTGCCGGGCTGACTGTGTCCATGAAAGCTTATGCCGACCAGGAGAATGCGGCAACGGGCCTGAAAGTGGCAATGATGCAGGCCAATGGTGAGGTCGGCAGCAGCTTTGAAAAAATAAACAAGCTTGCCGTCGGGCTCGGTAATCAGTTACCGGGGACAACTGCTGATTTCCAGAACATGATGCAGATGCTGGTTCGCCAGGGCATCCCCGCTGAAAATATCCTCGGCGGGGTAGGCAAAGCCACGGCTTATCTTGCAGTCCAGCTTAAAAAGACCCCGGAGGCTGCAGCAGAGTTTGCTGCAAAAATGCAGGACGCCACAGGGACAGCAGCGGGCGACATGATGGGTCTGTTTGATACCATTCAGAAGGCGTTCTATCTCGGTGTCGACGATACCAACATGCTCTCGTTTTTCACTAAAACTAGCTCCGTCCTGAAGATGGTGAATAAAGACGGGCTGAAAGCTGCGCAGGGTCTGGCACCGATCAGTGTCATGATGGATCAGATGGGGATGGAGGGGGAATCGGCGGGTAACGCGTTACGGAAAGTTATTCAGTCTGGTCTGGATGTCAAAAAAGTTAAGGGCGTGAATAAAGTCCTGAAGCGTCAAAACCTCGGCGTGGATCTGGATTTTACTGACGGGAAAGGTGCTTTTGGTGGCCTTGATAACCTGTTTAAGCAGTTATCAAAACTGCGCAAATTAACGGACGTCAAACGCACCGGCGTGCTTAAAGCCATCTTTGGTGATGATGCAGAAACCCTCCAGGTGGTTAACGCGCTCATTGATAAAGGCAAGGACGGTTACGACCAGATACAGCAGAAAATGAACCAGCAGGCCACCCTCAACAAACGCGTTGAGGCTCAGCTCGGAACACTGGCTAACCTGTGGGAAGCCATGACAGGCACAGCAACCAATGGCCTGGCGGCCATCGGTAGTGTATTTTCGAGTGACACCAAGAACCTCACAACCTGGCTTGGTGATCTTGGCGCGCGATTCACAACCTTTGCTGATCAGAACCCGCGGGTTATTCGCAGTGTCGCTGGTCTCGCAGCGGGTCTCGTCACGCTTAAGCTTGGCATTATGGGGGTGGGCCAGGCCATTACGCTGGCGAGCCGTCTGGCTTCAATGACACCCCTTGGTATGATCCTCACCGCGATTGCATTGGCAGCCGGGTTAATTATTTCTAACTGGGATGTCGTTGGCCCATATTTTAAAGAGATGTGGGATGTGGTCAGCCCCTACTTCGAAAAGGGCTGGGAGATTATCAAAAAGGTTTTTGCGTGGAGCCCGTTGGGGATCATTATTAATAACTGGGGTCCGATCGTTAAGTGGTTCCAGGACATGTGGGACAAATTGCAGCCGATCATAAAATGGTTCACTGAAGAGGCGACCGATACGGTTAACGCAATGAATTCAGCACAGTGGGGCGCTGGTGGTTATGGCGCGTATGGTACCGGGGTTGCCAGCCAGGGATATAACCCTTACGGCATAAAGCCGGTTTCTCAGCAGTCTAATGGCACGGTCACTGTCCAGTTTAAAGACGCACCGCCCGGCATGAGGGTGACAGAGGCCCAGGGCGGCGGGATGAACCTCAACACGGATGTAGGATATAACAGCTTGTCTTGGCGTTAGCCACTACCGCTCTCAGGTGTGTTAATTTTTTACACTGTGTTATGCTTGGAAACAATTACGCACTGGAGAATGCATTATGTCTAAAAAAGTTATTTTTAGAACGGCTTGTGCTATAGCTGTTATTACTCTGGCAGGTTGCAAAATTGAGCTATCGTCTTCCGTTCCATTGTCTGCCTTATTAGGACAGGAAATTAAAACAGGCTCTGCAGAGCTATACGTAGAAGTTCCTTCTTGCAATGACTATGAGGACTCGCGGAAGCCTTCAAAAAGCCTTATTGAAGCAAAAGAAGAAATATCACAAATATTTACCGATAGTGAGTTCAAAGAGTGCTTTAAGAAAAAGCTTGATAGCATTGCATTATTTTCAGTGCCTATAGCATATGGGCCTGATGGTAAGGTTGCTAAAGATACTCCTCAGTTAAGAGTTTTGTTTAATGAAAAAAATTATGTTTATTTTGACTTAGGCTCAGGGCTCAAAAGCAGAATAAATAACGCTAAAAATAAACCATCTATATCGGGCGGGTTCTCTCCCTCAGATGTTTCATTATTTGTTAATTTGGTTAATGACACTGGGAAAGATATCAAAGCAGATTATGTTAGTACTTATATTGCTGGCACACCTATAATACACGCTGCTGAGGTTAATCTACCAAACGCAAAAAATATGGTGTTGAAATTATCTGACGTAACGACGGCTGTAATGTTTGATGCTTCTGAAAATAATCGAGCATGGTTTATGTCAAACATTAATAATTAATAGTGCTAAATTTATAAAGCCCACTCAGGTGGGCTTTTTGCTCGAAACAAACCCGCTTCTGCGGGTTTTTTTATGCCCGGAGAACCTATGGCGTGGAAAGACAGGCTTGTTGATGCGTCGTTTCGCGGCGTCGCGTTTAAAGTTGAAAGCGAAGATGCCGGGGTGGGTCGCCGTGTTGAAACTCACGAATTCCCCAACCGTGACAAGCCGTATACGGAGGATCTCGGCAAGGTCAGCTTTCGCCCCAACATTTCAGCTTATGTTATTGGTGAAGACTGTTATGACCAGCGCGACCGTTTAATCGAGGCGCTGAATAAGCCCGGCCCTGGCACGCTGATCCACCCGAGCTATGGCGAAGTGAAGGTGTGCGTCGACGGAGAGGCACGCGTAAGCACCTCTGCCAGCGATGGGCGCATGGTGCGATTCGACCTGCGATTTGTTGAGGCTGGCGAACTTTCTTACCCGACATCAGGCGCTGCGACGGCGCAGAATCTGACAACGTCCTGCTCTGCGCTTGATGACTGCATAAGTAATAATTTCGACAACTTCAGCATCGATGGTGTGGCTGATTTTATTCAGAACGATGTGATCGGTACGGCGACAGAAATGATGGGTTATGTCACCGGCGCAATGAAAGTTGTGGATGCCGTCGTTTCTGATGCCGCCAGGCTTATGCAGGGGGATATCTCTGTTTTACTTCCGCCACCCTCATCAGGAAAAACGTTTGTAAATCAGCTACAAACTATGTGGCGCGCGGGGAATCGCCTGTATGGAAATGCCAGCGATCTTTTCACGATGATTAAAACGTTTTCAGGCATCAGCCTGGGTAGCGATCTTCAACCCAAAGGCGTGTGGAAAACAGACAGTGTTACGACCAAAACCATAAAGCAGCAAAGCAACTATGTTGCCAGCGCTATCCGTACCACGGCGATCAGTGAAGCCGCAGCGGCAGTGGTAAACCTTCCATCACCGACATCCTCGACAGTGACCTCTACGACGGCCAGTGAGCAGACAGCAGGATGGCCCGCGGTTTCACATCCGGCACTGAATAATGCGGCAGAAGAAACCACCACTACCGATCTGCCAACGTGGGACGAACTGGTGGATATCCGCGACACGCTGAATCAGGCGATCGATAAAGAGATGTCCCGCACGAATGATGACCAGCTCTTTCTTGCACTGCGTCGTGTGAAAGTGGATGTCAATGCTGACATCAATGACCGGCTTCAGCAGACACAAAAAACGGTTATTCGTACGCCTTCGGAAGTTACGCCGGCGTTGGTGCTGGCGGCGACATGGTATGACAACGCCGCGCGGGAAAACGATATCGTTCGTCGTAACGCCGTTGCGCATCCTGGCTTTGTCCCTGCATCAGCACTGAGGGTACCGGTTCAATGAATGACAACGTAACGCTAAGGGTGGATGGCCGTGAGTGGGGAGGCTGGACCTCCGTTCGCATTGGTGCCGGTATTGAGCGTCTCGCCCGGGATTTCAGCGTGGAAATAACCCGCGAATGGCCGGGCAGCGATGGCACTAAATCACTGCAGCCCCGCATTAAAAACGGCGCAAAGGTAGAGGTGCTCATTGGCGCTGACCTGGTGATCACCGGATGGGTTGAGGCGACTCCGGTACGCTACGACGCCGGGTCGATCAGCACCGGCATCAGCGGGAGAAGCCTTACAGCGGACCTTATCGACTGCGCTGCCGATCCCAAACAGCTTAACGGTCGGTCACTTGTTCAGGTGGCCACCACACTGGCCGCACCGTTTGGTATTGAGGTGATTAACTCCGGCGCGCCGACGGGATCAATCCCGTCAGTGCAGCCAGATCACGGTGAAACCGTACTGGAGGTGCTTAACAAAATGCTGGGTAAGCAGCAGGCGCTGGCGTACGACGACCCGCGCGGGCGGCTGGTTATTGGCGGTATTGGCTCAACACGTGCCACTACAGCGCTGGTGCTCGGGCAAAACATCATCAGTTGTGACACAGAGAAAAGCATCCGCGAGCGGTTTTCAACCTATCAGGTGAGCGGGCAGCGCTCCGGAAACGATGACGACTTTGGCGCGGCCACCACGACGGCATTACGCGCAAAAACCGAAGATGCCGGGATCTCACGCTACCGGCCAATGGCTGTCCAGCAGACCGGGCAGGCCACCGGCGCAAGTTGTATTGCCCGTGCAGAGTTTGAAGCCCGCCAGCGCGCGGCGCGTACCGACGAGACCACATACACCGTGTGGGGCTGGCGTCAGGGCGACGGAACGTTATGGCAACCAAACCAGCGGGTGATTGTGTTTGATCCGGTATGTGGCTTTGACAACCGGGAAATGCTGATCTCCGAAGTCACTTTCTCCAAAGACAACAACGGCACGCGGGCAGAGCTACGTATCGGGCCACCGGATGCCTATCTGCCGGAACCGAAAGATCCGAAGAAACGTAAAAAATCATCTGACGAGGACCCATTCTGATGCGCGCATTGCAGAACCTGCAACGGCAGGTACAGAGCCTTATCACCCGTGCGGTTATCGGCAGCGTGAATGCGGCAACAAAGTGCCAGACGGTGGATGTTTCGCTGATTGCCAGCGAAGAGAAAACCGGGGTTGAACATCTGGAGCCATACGGCTTTACATCCCGCGCCGATGCGGGCGCCGAGGCAGTGCTTCTGTTTCCCGATGCTGACCGCTCGCATGCTGTAGCTATTGTCGTTGCTGACCGGCGTTATCGTCTGAAGGGGCTGGCCAACAAGGAAGTTGCCATCTTCGACGACCAGGGACTGGTGATAAAACTCTCGCGCGACGGGATTGTCGTGGATGGCGGCGGTAAGCCGATCACCTTCATCAACGCACCGAAAGCACGCTTTGAGATGGACATCGAGGCGACCGGGCAGATTAAAGATCTGTGTGACAGCAATGGCCTGACTATGGCCGCGATGCGGGTTGCCTACAACGGACACCGTCACAAAGAGAACGGGCAGGGCAATAACACGGACATACCAACAACACAGATGGGGGCGTGATGGAGCTCTGGCTTGTGGTAAACGGGCAGCGCGTCAGCGCCAGCTCATCGCTGGACATGCTGACTCGCGCGGTGGTTATTTCACTCTTCACATGGCGGCGAGCTGAACCCGACGATAACGCGAATGTCCCGATGGGCTGGTGGGGTGATACCTGGCCTGTTGTACAGAATGATCGCTATGGTTCCCGCCTCTGGCTGCTGCAGCGCAGCAAACTGACCAACCAGTTAGTGCAGACCGTACGGGTTTATATCCGCGAGTGCCTGCAGTGGCTTATCGATGACGGGGTAGTTTCACGCATCGACCTGGATATCCAGCGCACCGGCATCAACGAACTGGCCAACAGCATCACCCTGTGGCGCCGGGATGGTCCGGTCACTGTTTCTTTTAACGATTTATGGAGCGCGATAACAGATGGCGGACAGTGAATTTCAGCGCCCGACGCTGGCCGAAAATATCAGCATGATCCGCACCGACCTTTTCGCGATGCTGGATGTGAGCGACACGCTGCGCCGTATGGATGAGGATGTCCGGGCAAAGGTGTACGCCGCCGCACTGCATACGGTCTACGGTTATATCGATTATCTGGCAATGAACATGCTGCCGGATCTCTGCGATGAAACCTGGCTGGCGCGTCATGCCGCGATGAAGCGATGCCCGAGAAAGAATGCAACGGCCGCCACCGGTTATATGCGCTGGGATGGTGTAACCAACGACATCACCGTCTCTGCCGGTGCGGTTATCCAGCGCGATGACCTTGTGCAATATACTGCCGCCGCTGATGCAACCAGCGCGGGCGGGATTCTGAGGCTACCCATTTCATGCAGCGAAACGGGAGTAATCGGCAATGCAGATGATGGCACCGCGCTGTCACTGGTCACCCCTGTTACCGGGCTGCCGTCTGGCGGCCTGGCTGACACGGTTACCGGCGGCTTTGACGTTGAGGATCTGGAAACCTGGCGTGCCCGCGTACTGGAACGTTATTACTGGACGCCGCTTGGCGGTGCTGATGGTGATTACATCGTCTGGGCAAAAGAGGTTTCCGGCGTCACGCGTGCATGGACATACCGGCACTGGCTCGGTACCGGAACGGTTGGCGTGATGGTGGCCAGCAGTGACCTTGTTAATCCAATACTGGACGACGTGACCGTTGCAGCCGTGCAGGCCTATATCGAACCACTGGCCCCGGTAGCGGGATCTGACCTGTATGTGTTTACCGCCGTGCCACATACCGTCAATTTCACGATTGACCTCAATCCCGATACTGCGACAGTGCGGGCCGAGGTGGAAGCCGAGTTGAGATCATTCCTGCTGCGTGATGGTTACCCGGAAGGAAAGCTTGAGTTATCCCGAATTAATGAGGCGATCTCCATCGCCACCGGCGAATACAGTCATACGCTGATTTCGCCTGCCGCGGATATTGCTATCGCGAAAAACGAGCTGGCAGTGCTGGGAGCTATCACATGGCTGTAACCAATGATGATTACATCAGCCTGCTGTCAGCGCTGTTGCCACCCGGTCCTGCCTGGTCGTCTGATGATCCGGCGATCAAGGGCGCAGCACCCTCTTTGCTTCGGGCACATCAGCGCGCGGATGCGCTGATGCAGGAGATTGACCCGCGCACCACAACCGAACTTATAGATCGTTGGGAGAAAATTGCAGGGTTACCTGATGAGTGTATCCCGGCGGGCACACAAACGCTCAGGCAGCGCCAGCGGCGTCTTGATTCAAAACTCAATCTGACCGGCGGCATTAACGAAGATTTTTACCTTTCACAACTTGCAGCACTTGGCATGCCTGGCGCAACGATAACCCGGTACGACAAAAGCGCATTTAAATGCACGTCGAAGTGTACAGACGCGCTCTGGTCACCGGAGTGGCGCTATTACTGGCAGGTTAATATGCCCGCCGCGGTTAATGTCACAAGCATGACCTGTGTCGATAACTGCGAATCCCCGTTGCGCTGGTGGGGGGATACGGTTGTTGAATGCGTGATCAGCAAACTCTGTCCGTCACATACCTACGTAATTTTTAAATATCCGGAGTAACCATGCATCGTATTGATACGTCTACCGCGCAGGTGGATAAATTTGGCGCGGGCAAAAACGGCTTCACTGCGGGGAACCCGCAAACCGGAACGCCAGCAACCGATCTCGATGAAGCCTTTTTCGACATGCTCCAGGAGGAACTGGCTGGCGTTGTTGAAGCTTCCGGGGCTGTCCTTGATAAAACCAAACACAACCAACTACTGACAGCCCTTAAAGCCCTGCTGCTCAGCCGCGCGAATCCATTTGGTGACATTAAAGCCGATGGCGCTGCGGCTGTGGCGCTGGCTCTTTCAAACCTTGGATTAAAAGAGGCCGCCACCGGTGTGGGCGTGGTTGGCTCATCCCGCAATGCGCGAATGAACATTGCTGCCGCATCCACGACAGCAACGTTTACTGCTGATGAGTTGATTGTTTCAACGGCGTTAGGCGGTAAGGTTTACCGCCTGTCAAATGTTAACAAGACAATTAATCTTGCTATCACTGGTGTTGGCGGAATGGACTCAGGTGCAGCACCATCTAATGGGTTCGTCGCGGTGTATACGATTTATAACCCAACGACGGACACTGACGGGTTGCTGGGTGTTAACGCCACAGCAGCCGCGGTGCCGGAAATTTGTGCCAGTGCAAACATACCAGCCGGGTATATCGCGTCAGCGCTTGTCGCAGTATTGCCTGTTTCATCTTTGCAATTTTCCGCCGCTTCTGTCGCAGGTCGCAATGTTTCAATTGTGGGCGTAAGCGTACTGTCAGGCAACGGAGCACCGGGATCGCTTGTCGCACTTTCTATGTCTGGTGTTCCATATAATGCGGTATCACTGGATATGGTCATTACTGCAGGGCTAATCACAGCGGACACGACTGGCTCTATAGAAATCGCTCCTGCAAGTAATCTGGTTGGTGCCCGCAGAGTCAGCGTTGGTGGTTCTTCAACAGGTGGGACAATCAGTAATACGTCCTTCTCTCAAATGCCTGTATTCAATAACTCAAAAACTATGTACTGGCACACGCTTTCCGCCAGTATTGCTTACACCGTTGTCGTAGAGGGGTATTCATTCTAATGGCACTTAGCGAGTGGTACGGATTCATCGGAGAAGACGGGAAGATCGTTTATATAGTCCAGGGTCCACAGCCTGAGCCAGGTTATGTGCAACTGGATTTATCAAGCGACCTCTATCATGAGTTTTATTATCGTATGCCGGAGTTTATTCGCTGGTCTCTGCCAGATCCGGAGGGCCCTGAATCACAGGGGTAAAAATTCACATCCATAACTCAATCTTACAAAAAGAAAATATCGATTTAGTACGTTTCTGACGTTCGTTCCGGTATTGATCTGCACTGACAAAACAACTACTGTTTGCATATACAGTATTTTTTGAAGGTGTAGATCATGCCGCGTAAACCAGACATTAACGCCGCCTTTGTGGCCGCAGTCCAACTCAACCCTAAAGGGTTTCAGTGTCTGCGTACGGATGACTTTATCCGCGAACTCAGCCAGCGTAACTGGCACTTCAGCCAGAAGGATGCGAACGGCTGGATAGAGCGCTATCAACCAGACTTTGCCGACAGGACTACAGATTTCAGTGAAAACCGTTACTGGATACTGCGCAACATGGGGAGGGTTCGCTAATGGGATTTCCGTCTCCTGCGGCAGACTATGCCGACCGGACTATTACGCCTGAAATTCTGTGTCGGGTGAATGCAAACTGTCAGGTGATAGAGACGAGCACCGGCTATGCGGTTATTGATCGGTCACTACAACCAGGCGATGGTGATATGGTGCTGGCACTGTATGACGGTCGTAGCCAGTTCGCAAAATGGATGAGTGCTGCGCTGATCACCGATGACGGTGAAGCGATTGAGGGTGATGAACTGGACGAAGTGACGGTTTTCGGCGTGCTGACGTACACAATTAACCGGGTGAAAGATGATGACTGGGTGGTTTAACTCGTCATGGGATTTAAGCCATAAAAAAGCCCGCGCGTGCGGGCTTTTCTGTAACGTGGGAGCCGCGGCTCCTTTACGTATCCTTTTTTGTCCCTTTGGTGTCCGGTCACCGTCCGGGGTAAGTGGCTAACTTACTGTTTTTTAAGACTCTGTCCTGCCACTGTCCATGTATATTTGGTGGAGCTGGCGGGAGTTGAACCCGCGTCCGAAATTCCTACATCCTCGGTACTACATGCTTAGTCCAGTCTTTACATTCGCTTGCCAGCTGCGGACGGACACGCCACTAACAAACTAGCCTGATTAGTTTTAACGCTTCAACCCTAGGCAGGGCATCCGCGCGATCTCTTTTGGGTTTGACCTCTCTTGATCCCCGTCCTAAGAGCGGAGGCTAGGGAGAGAGGGCTTCAAAGCAGGTTATTAAGCTGCTAAAGCGTAGTTTTCGTCGTTTGCGACTATTTTTTGCGGCTTTTTACGAGGCCAACCGCCCCTCGGCATGCACCTTGGGTTTCGCAAATCCCGTCGAATCCAGAATCAGCCCCAAAAGTGTGAAATGAGTATAACACTTTTATGATGCAGCACACCAGTCCATATCGTGGCTGCATTTCATTGGGTGATGTTTACATGGCGTGTGAAGAGGAATAACCAGAACGAGGGTGCGTGGGAAATGATGCCCTCTCCCGGCGTGAGAGGGCGGAACAGGGCGCTATCAGCGTCCTGCGTTTTTCATGATACGTGCTTTATCGAGCTGCCATTCACGCTCCTTCAGATCGGAGCGTTTATCATGCTGTTTCTTACCTTTCGCTACGCCGATTTTCACTTTGCACCAGGCATTTTTCCAGTACAGCGACAGCGCTACCACGGTGTAACCTTCGCGGTTGATGCGTCCGTAGAGTGAATCGAGCTCGCGTTGGTTAAGCAACAGTTTGCGTGTGCGAGTCGGATCGCAAACATAGTGGCTGGACGCCACGGTCAGCGGTGTAAAGTTGGCGCCAAACAGAAAGGCTTCGCCGTCTTTCAGAATAACGTAGCTATCGCCAATGTTTGCTTTACCGGCGCGCAAGGATTTTACTTCCCAGCCCTGCAATGCCAGCCCGGCTTCAAATTCCTCTTCGATGAAGTATTCATGGCGGGCGCGCTTGTTGAGCGCGATGGTTGCTGAACCTGGTTTATATGCTTTTTTCTTCGTCATAATGTCGTGAAGCCATCCGGTAATCTGATATCTGAAACTGACCTCATTGCGTCCTGTGAGGTTTAACGCGTTATCTTAGCATGAGTTCCGGCGTAGCGTTTTCCTTTCATCCTGGGGAGATGTTATTATTTGTCGATTGTGTGAACGTGGAAGAACCGAATGCCTCAGATTAGCCGGACTGCGCTGGTTCCTTATAGCGCAGAACAAATGTATCAGTTAGTGAATGATGTAAAGTCCTACCCGCAGTTTCTGCCAGGCTGTACAGGCAGCCGGGTGCTGGAGTCCGGGCCGTCGGTGATGACCGCTGCCGTGGATGTTTCCAAAGCCGGGATCAGCAAGACTTTTACCACACGCAATACGCTGGAAACTAACCAGAGCATTTTGATGCACCTGGTGGATGGCCCGTTCAAGTCGTTGATCGGTGGCTGGAAATTTACACCGCTCAGTACCGACGCCTGTCGTATTGAGTTCCAGCTCGATTTCGAGTTTACCAACAAGCTGATCGAACTGGCATTTGGCCGCATCTTTAAAGAGCTGGCGGCAAATATGGTGCAGGCCTTTACCCTTCGGGCGAAAGAGGTTTACCGTGTCGGGTAA